TATATATATATATATATATATAGTAATAGAGTGGTTTCCTTGTTTTTAGGGGACTTAAAGTGTGCGAAAACATTGACGAATACTGGAAACCACTTTACTGGTTTCCACTGGTTTCTGTGGTTTACATTATGAACTTCATGCACTTAGCTCTGGTAGGTTTTGCGAGAATTCGGCTCCCGCTGTTTCACCAAGTACTGGGTAGAACTTACCATCTCTCCCCAGAGACTGCGCCCGCCTATTATTCGAAATAAGGCAGCGCCATTCGCCTCGCAGTACTTCCGGCGCGTCATACATCCAATAATTATTACAAATTCAATAGACCGGCATTATTTCGCAATTCCGGCCATCAGCTGCCTGACGCGCTCCAGTTGGACATCAACCGGATTGATATAATGCTTCCGCGTTAGTTCAATACTTGAATGCCCCAGCATTACTGAAATAATTTCCAGATCCAGTCCCCTTCTTATTAACAGCTGCGCAAAGCCTTTCCTACCCGCATAGGAATGAAACTCTTTCCCAAGCACTTTATGTATTAACCGAATTCCTGGTCTTTCAAATTCTCCAGATTGAATAATATCAATAGCAACCTTTTGCTCCTCTAAGTAAATCGGAATAACTTTCCATCGCTGTTCCCTAGGCAACTGAGTCAGTTTAGCCTGATATACCGAAATGGAATCTCCATTCAGTTTAAAGCTTAACGGATTCTTAAGCGCATCAACTTCAGCTGGTCGGAGCCCTAAATAGAAGCTCAGAAACAGCCAATTGTAGAAAGGTGCTTCCAGGAGACTGCGACTTTTTAAAAGACTTTCCTCAGTAAGCGCTTCGCTGTTTTTAGGGCGTTTCTCAGAATCTCTAAAAGCGTCGCGGATCTTTTCCCTCATAGCCCCCCGGGGGAATTCATGGTGTCCCGCTGCCCTGTTTTCTAAATTTGAACAGAATTCCTCAAACCAGTTAATCATTGAGCAACATTTTTTCGTATAATCCAAACTAAGTTGATTCCGGAGTGCGTACTGAAACAGCAATTCCGGATTCCTGCAAGCTACGGAACTTTCAATTTTTGCACTATTTAGGAATTTCTGCACTTGCCGCCATGTGGAAATCAGCGTGCGGTATCTCTGAGTAATCTGTCCCCCGCAAGCTTTGTTAAAAATAACAAATTCAACAAATTGCTCCGCTCTAGGTAGAGGCATAGCGTCACCTGTGTTTATATATATAGGATGGCCGGAGGTATCCCTGGGGGGGTGGGGCCTGTCCTGATTCGCAGTCTTGTTAATAATAAACATATCTTATCTCCTATTAGGCGATCAAACCAAGCCTAGCTAACAGCCAATGCGCCGCCAAAAACAGCGCTGTAAGTATGCATTATCCTTTATAGAGGATAACGCAGTTCATTATAGCAGGCTGCGCAGTCCTGTCAATACATTCAATAATTCATGTACTTATAAGACTTATTGCATTCCCAATTCGGCGCAGTTTCCTGTCAGCGCTGCGCGGTTTTCATTTGTAATAGAATTGCAATTTACTGTCCAAAAACTGTAACTTTCTTAAACAGCCAACGACTGAAAGATATACAGCGTGCCTAGTTTGTGCCTAGCGCCGGACAGCTTTTTAGAGAGTTGTATGAAACTTCTACAGCATTATTGCACTTTCAATAATTATTGAGCTTACAATATTTGGCAGGCATCATGCATTACTAATACTCATGAAGCAAGCAAGCTTCAAAGGAGTTTACTAGCATGAGCAAGAGAGAACGCCGGTTACTGAAAACAATGCAAGCGCAAGTCAAACGAGAAACAGCAAAGGAAGGAAAGTGATTCATGAAAGCAACTAAAGAATCAATGTTCAATTCTGAACAATGGCAAGCAGCTGGTTACACTAATAAAAAGCGATTGAATAAGAATGAAGTATATCTATGGAACGGTGAACAAACCGAGTTGTGGATTCGTCGTCCTGGCGGTTATGCAGGATATACAATAACTATTGGAAAATACCATTATGAATTTTGCGGTTCGGTTCCGGACATTAGATTTTGTTCTGAATGTGAAACTTGGGAGACTAAATAATATGAATAACTTTAATTACAAGAGCTTTGAACGCTTGTTTGATCTACTGAATCTGTCCGTAGCTGCAACGCTTTTGTATATCGTTATCGTCGTTATTAAATAGAAGGAGTTCGTAATGAAACACACTAAAGGTCCCTGGACATACAAGGCTAACACGACCGGGTTATACGACATATCCCCAGCAACTGTTTTAACGGAAAACGGCCAAGAGATTGTAGAAGAAGTGCATGGTTTTGGTGAATCACAGCAAGAAGCGTGCGATCAAGCGACTGCGAATGCTCAGTTAATCAGCGCAGCGCCTGAATTATTGGAAGCGGCAAGACGTGCCTTGGTGATGCTTAATTATTCGCCTATGGGGCAGTATTCGGAGACTAAGGAACAACTTAGGACTGCAATTAACAAAGCGGAAGGAAAGTGATTCATGAAACTTCAGTATAAAGAGTTAATGAGTGCTTACCGGAACCAAGGAAGTTGTGACGATTGGGCAGAAAGTATGAGTGCATTTTTTGCAGTAGCAACCGAAGCGTTTCTTCGTGGACTAGACGTTCCAACGCATTGGCAGTTCCGACCAGCACCAGGTCTAAAGAAACACGACAAAGACGACTGGTTTGCAGTCGAAATAACCGCGCATGCAACGGATGAAGCTCTTATTCGCTTTGGAAACTTAATGGAACGATACACGCGACTATTAGACCGTCATGGCAAAAGCTATTAACTGAAAGGAATTAACAATGTTTAACGAACCGCGCTTACAGCGCAAACGAATGACTGAAAGGAATGAGTATGAGCAAACACACTGAAAAATGGACGGTTTTGAAAGACGGATTGACTGTAGTGGACGAAACCGGAGCGCCTGTTGCCGAATGCTGTGAAGAAAAAGACGCTCTTTTGATAGCAGCAGCGCCTGAAATGCTCGACCGATTAACCGAATGCCTTGGCTATTTAGAAGCAAGCCACGCACCAGAATACTTCATTGACGAAGTTCGAAAAACAATTGCGAAAGGTAAATAACATGAAGCTCAGCGCAGTCTTTACATTATGTCTATTAGTCAGCTGTGGACGACCTACAACAACGGTCGATCCCGCTTTTACCGATTATGTAAACTCATTCGAGACTGCGACTTCCCACTCAGTTAAATCTGGCATTAGTTTCGGTGACGCTGGGCAAGGCAACGCAGGTTTTTGCAACTTCAGCCAACAACAAATTCAGATTGATCAAACGGCGTGGGATTCGTTTGGGCCTGACGAGCGGGAAGAGCTTATTTTTCATGAACTCGGTCACTGCGACTTTCAGCTCACACATAACTTAAAAAAAATTGCGGTCCCTGAGGCGCGGTTCAACAACAGCGATGAACAAGAACCCGAATCCTTGATGTATCCAGTCGTTTTAACCGCTTGGCTTTGGCACGAGCACCGCGCTTATTATGTACAGCAATTAATCGACGCAGCGCAGGCTAATCATGTTCATTTTTGATAGAGCGCGGGTGAATTTAAACAAAGGGAGATAACTAATGATCGATTTAGAAATCAAAGCGCTCGTCGGACGCCTTGTGTTAGGAGCGCAGATTAATGACGAAAAAGATCTCGTGGCGCTCTATACAGACAAAGGAATGTTGTATTTAACGTGGGAAGGCGATTGTTGTGCGCATTGTTTCCTAGCAGCTGTTACCGGAGCTGCGAATCTAATCGGCGCGACCATTATGGAAGTTACGAATAGTGAATGGATAGAGATGTCCAATGATGATAATGGCGTGATCGAATCAGTGGGAACTACGATCCAAACGTCCAGCGGAACTGTCACTTTTGAAAGCCGTGTTGAGCACAATGGCTTTTATGGTGGCTATATTCAAGTCAGTGATGGTGAGCCTAAGCGATATAAAAAAGGTAAGTTTCCAACGTTACTAAATCTAACTGATTTCTCCGACTAGTTCTTAAACAGCTCCGTCTGAAAGATATACACCGTGCCTAACCTCAGCCTGGAACCACACAATTGAATCCAGATCGTCAAAACGTTAGGCAATATTTATTGTATTTTCAATATTTATTGTGCTTGCAATACTTGGTAGGAATAGTGCATTATATAAGAATCACAAGCTGAACGTTTAACAGGAGTGATAATAATGAACCGATGTAAGTTTCATTTAATACAGAATGCTAAAGGGTCTATCGGCAGTCCGATCGTTCGTGATGGGCGTTGTATCCAATGCCTAACAGCATGCCAAACACGAGTGTTAGTTCCGTTAGCTGATTTTAATAAGTATCGTCTCGGAGCTGCGAAACAGCGCATTCTTTTGAATCAATTAAAGAAACAAGGCAGGACGAAATGACTAAATACACTGTCGATTATTTTATTAAAAAGTTTTCTGCAATTCCTAAAAAGAATTGGACTACTGGAAAACTCCAGGATCCTATGAATCCTGACGTTAGGTGTGCAATCGGGCATTGCGGAATGCCGAGCAACGCTGGCAGGACTGAAGAAGCAAAAGCTCTTTATCGTCTTATTGATCCGACCAGTTCCACCGCCAGGATCAATGATGGCCGTGATTCAGCCTATCCACAAAAACATCCCCGCTCCAGAGTACTTGCAGCGTTACGTGATATTAAAAAGCGAGGTGCCAAGTGACTAAATTCAAGATTGGCGATCGCGTAGCTTTTTACGAATCGGGGTACGAGGATAAGGGAAAACGTTTTTGGATTCTATTCTTCATGGGAATGACGGCCACAGGCAATGGCTGCAAACAGAGTTTGAAAAAGCGTTTGGGACAGATCTTGGGGAATTCGTCGAATCTCGCCAAGGCTCGGCCGCTTCGCTTAAAAATCGGGGGAAGAAATGAATCTAACTGATTTAATAAAACACTTACGAGAATTGAAGGCGAAGGGAACGGATTGGCATTGGGAGGCACTTGATTCTAAGGTGCAGTTTGCGGGTTTAACCCATCGCAAAGACGTGTGGTCGGGTGCAATTGGTTGTGTTTCAAGATACCAAGTTGCGAGCGGTGTTTGTCAAAATGAAGCCGAACTTATCACCGAAACCCACAACGCGCTGCCGCAGCTTTTGAATACGCTGGAGGAATTATCAGAGCCTGACTACTACAGCGACAAAGCGGAACGACTCGAAACCAAACTCAAACAGGCGGCCGAAGAACGACAAGAAGTAGAAAGACTACTCGCCGAGGCGAAAGAGGTTTTGGAAGGGTATGCGAGTTGCTCCAACTGTCGCGCTGAGACCCGGGCCTGTACTTCCAACCACACAGAAGCCCGCGCTCTTTTAGACAAATGGGAGGGTAGTAAGAAATGAAAGCGCCTATCACGTTACCGGCGATAGAATTTATCCGCCTCAGCCCTAGCGCTAAAAAATCAGCGAAGGCTTACATAAAGTACCGGGTGCGCGCGTTGGGAATAGCGCTAGAAAAATCTAAAGCACCACCATGGAGCGTATATAGCGAATTCTTACATGGCCGCTACGTAGAAGCCGTGCAGATACTAGAGATGATTCAATACTTAGAAAACGGAAGGGGAAAGAAATGACGCCGATTGAACTGAAAAAACAATTAGAGTTTATTCGAGCCAAGGTTGATGACGGTATGGAAATCGGCGTCGAAGATACTAAACTCCTCCTCTCCGAAATCGACCGGCGGGATGCGGCGTTGTTTGAGATTGCACATAGTGATTGTTCTCGTAACGGCTCTAATCACCATTCAGAACTAGCCCGCGAAGCGTTGGGAGAAGAGAAATGACCACCGCTGAACGGAAAAAGAATGTCGATGATATTAGGACCTGGGTGAAAGGCTACACCCACAACCACGATATTGAAAAAGATGTTAAATTTCTCCTCTCCGAAATCGACCTGCGAGATACGGCGTTGCGGCTGGCGAGAGAAAAATTGCACTTGGCCTTTGAAGCGTTCGAAAAGAATTGGGCGATTGATTGGAACGAAATCAAAACGGCGGAACTACTGACTACCGAAGCTTTGGGGCTGGAATGACCAAATGGGAAATGATGGAAGAAGGGATTATTCCATTGGACGAACTAGACAAACGCCCCACGCTTCACTTTTGTTATGAGTGGGATGGACTTGTAATTGAAGAAGGCGACGCGGAGTTTGAATGCTGCAACTGCTTTGAGGAGAATAAGAAATGACCCCCGCTGAACGGAAATTGAGAACGCCTGACGTTGAATTTATGATCAAGGATTGCCACGGCGATTTAAAACTGGTGCAGAAACGCGTCGATGCGGCGTGGGGAAACCTCCTCTCCGAAATCGACCGGAAGGATGCGGCGTTGAGGAAAATAATAAAAAGTCTGGATGTACTCACATTCGATGGACCTTCGCCAATTGTAATAGCTTATCAAATAGCCAGCGAAGCATTGGGGGAAGAAGAATGAAACGCTTTATTGAATTCACTGCAGGTTTTTTGTTTCTTCCAATATTCGTTAGCGTCATTGGTGGAATCATTTACTCATGTGTGAGTTATCCTGTCCCCACTATTGCCGTTATTTTCGTTGCTATGTGCGTCGGAGTGGATTTGGTAACCATTTCTGGAGGGCAGCTATAATGAAACTTGAAATCAACTATACGTTTCTAGAAAAAGCATTAGAACTAAAGCAAATCACACCGCAAGAATTGGAAACGTTCGAAAAGTGCCACCATATTGCACGGCGTCTTGAGATAGATGCCGAGCAAGGGATTAACCCAAGTGTGTCCACGACGTTTGAAACCTGGTTAGAAGAAACTAAAATTGATCTAGTCATCAAACGATTTTATCAATCGGGCGCTCGCGGTGGACATTGGTGCGCTGGTATAGAAGAGACTCAATATTCTTTTAACTTGAACGACACAAACGCTGTCTATTCATCAATCCAAGGTTTTGGAAGCACCCCAGCGGAAGCGACATTGGCTCTTATTGAGCAAGTTTCTGGTCGTGTGTTGCACATTCAATCCAAATCATCTCACAAAGAATGGCGCCAGAGAATTCCGAAGTTTGAAAGAGCCGAACATACTAAGTTAACAGGAAAAACTAAATGAAACGCTTTAAGGTCATAGCCTTAATCTCGATAGTGCTTTTTCAGGTTATAGCCTGTAATCGACTGGGCCCAGAGGAACTAGTAGACGCCTACGATAATGGTTGTATTGCCGGGATTGACTACGCGCTCAATCACCCGGCTACGTATGACGAGGTTACTAGCTACGTCGCTTACTGCAGGAAAATAGCAAGGGAGAATGTGCAATGAAACGTCTATTAGTTATTTTCTTACTCTTGTCGCTCGCGACAGGCCCGGTCAGGGCCGATGATGCTTACGAGAGCGCGCATACTTGGGACCATATAGGAATTAGTTTCGCACTACAGACTTTCCTATACGGCTTTGCAAACCAAGCTCTCACGCTGGATAAGCCGGATTCTTTAGTATTCAGCGCAGTCCTAACATTCGCTCTAGGCTTTACGTATAGCTATATGCAAGCGCTTAACAGAAATGATGTCGGTGGCGAGCGGCTATGTAAAGATGTTTTATTAAATGGATTAGGTCAGGGACTAGCTGTTGGTAATATCAGAGTATGGAGTTGGTAGTCGACTGCGTCTCCTGGCAGTCGTTGGAGGTAATTATGAAACAATATAGATTTACATGCAGAGTAGTTGCGACTGGGATTGGCTATGTTACAGCGAAGAGCAAAGCCGAAGCGAAACAAAAGTGTATAGACGGCGATTTCGACGACATTACCGATGAAACTGATCATGAATATAGCGACTTTGATGAGTTTGAAGAAATTAAAGAATAGGGTGTGGTCACGGTAATGACAAAGAACATCTTTAAAATAACCGAAAACAAAAAACCGTCTATTTTAATTTGCATATTGCTACGGTTCCAGCGACCAGCGGTATTTTTTGATACTGAGGTGGTAATCAAATATAAAACACTTTTTGGAATCACTTATGTAATCGCCGAGTATCCCTTTTAGGAAAGGTGCCTGTTCAAAATGGAATTGTGGTTGGAAACATAAGGGTGGGGTCATGGTAGGTTACGTGTTCGGTGTAGCAGTAGTGTTAATTTTTGTATTTATTCCAGCTGTTTATTTATTGGACTGGCTTAATAAGAAATGAGTATGGAGTTGGTAATGACACTAAAACCTAGACGTTTTAAAAGAATTCCACAAGTAGGAGACATACGTACTGTAAGTAGGTTTGCTTTATTCCCAGTAAGAGACGATTCAGACAAGGGCGTGTGGTTGGAGTGGTATAAAGCCGAACAAATTCTTTATTGGAACGAACGTTACTTTTGGAAAACGACTAAGATTTTGAGTTGGTAGTCGACTGCGTCTCCTGGCGCTGCGCTTTTAACAATTGGGAGGAATTATGAGCATATTACAGTTATTGGCCGCCATAGCATTATGGTGTGGTGCCCCGACCAATTGGCAATATAACATTAACGATGTTCGCACTTGTCGCATTCATCTATTAAATTGCGTGGGCGATAAAAAGACCGAAGAGCACATAAAAACGTGTTTTGTTAATGAGAAACTTTAAGAATTTGTGGGTTGGGTAGGACCAAGTAATCGTGTAACCCCCTACGGCGACACGGCCCACACAAAGCGAAGCGCAAACAGGAGCGACCGTAAGGAAGCGACATTGAGCGTTAGCGAATATTTGGCGGTGGCACGCGATCACCCAGATCACTAGTTACATGGGCGCTAGGAAATATAGATGGTCAAAATACCTAGCCCGCCAAAACAATTTAACAGTTTTCCGCAAGGAAAAGTACCGAGCGGCGTGGAAGGCTGCAGGTGTGATAAGACCACGAATCACTTAATACGTGTGGTTAAACTAACCTGACAGGGGACACGCATATCTGAACGGGATTCGGAAGACGTTTGGAGACTTAGTTGTGACCAAAGTGCTCCGACACATGAGGGTCACGTAAAAACGACTAAGCCGGTATCAAGCCCGGCCTCGGTAAAAATTTTAACAATTGGGAGTAATTATGTTTGTTATTTACTGGTTAATTTTTATGGTGACTACAGCTTTGGTTATCCATCTTGCAAGAACTTTGACTTAAGGCCTTGTAAATCAATGTTACTTTCTTACCACGTAGTGAGGGTATTGTGGTTACTTTGTAACAAAGTAAAGGAGAGAAGAAATGAATGATCCAAAAGACCCTGCCCTATATAACCAAGCTCCTGACAGTCCTTGGAAAACTATTCACTCTCAGGCGGAGCGAATCGCATCTCTCGAAACCGCGCTGAAGTTTTACGCGAAGGAGGAAAATCACTTTCCAGATAAAGATGGTCACATAAAAGAACTCTCGAAAGTGGCGAAGGAATGCGGGACTCGAGCCCGCGAAGCTTTAGAAAAGGGAGAAACGAAATGAATCATGATATTTTAGTAGTTTTTGCATGCATCGCAATACCGCTTTCGCCGTTTTTTATTTTACTGCTTGTGTCAATTTTTGGTGCTCCCAGCTCCGCCCCAACACCAGCAGGCAAATGTAGAAGGAGTGGACGATGCAAACATTAGGCGCTGGACGCGATCTTGATCGTGAAATTGCCGAGAAAGTAATGGGTTGGGAGTGGACCGAACTAGATTGGGCTAACCCTGAACACAGACACTTAGTACCGGGCGGCATACCTCAACAGATTACAGTTCCACACTACTCGTCGGACATCGCAGCAGCGTTTGCAGTGTTGTCAGCTGTATCGGCCAAGGGCTACCAATGGGCGTTGGCTAATTCTGAGGAAGGATTCGACGTTTGGATTGGGAGAAAAGCAGTTGACGACCTAGTCGCCTTTCCTGATGTGCGCGCAGAAACAGCACCGCTCGCTATTTGTTTAGCGGCGCTTAAAGCAATGGAGGAAAAATGAGAGAATGCATTTGTTGCCAATGTGCCGAAACGCCGAATGATTTTAAATTTCATGAACAATGTCTCTCATGCGACATGTATGGCAGTCAGGATGAATTCAGTCTTGATGCTAACAAAGAGATCTGCGACGACTGCACGGTGGAAGCGATTGAGAACGACTGCGCGGGTGCGTTTAGTCAATAATATTAGCTATTTGCGTGCCCGCAGTTTATTGCATTCGGAATAATATTGCATTTGCAATAAATCCTGATAAACTTAACGTAACTCGAAACCGGAGAATTTATGTTTGTAGATCTTTTATGTTTCGCAGGCGTTTATTACTTCGCTGGAACGACTGGCGTCTTAGTCTTGGCCGTTTTGAATATCGTAACGTTATTAAACCGTAAATAAAGGATCTCACGAGGCACGTATGTTGGAATATAAAAGTTATAAAATCTCCACTAACCCTTACATGAGCATGTATTACGTTCATGTCGGTTCAAATTTAGTTCCCGCCAAAACATTAGCAGCGGCCCGATTCCTGATCGACGGACTAATTCAAGAACAGCTAACGGTAAAACTCACCGAGCCAGAAGAGACTTTTCATGAATAGGAAAGAATTCATGCTGCTGCGTCTCGCTGTTTCCTTTCGAATGCTACGACGGTACGAAAGTGACCGAGCGTTAGTGAGACATTTCAAATTAATCCAAGCCTACGACGATTTACTTTTTCTAGAAAGCACTTACCTAAAGGGAGAGAACGAATGCGTAACCTACTAGCTACTGCGGTTTTTAGTCTTGCGTTGATTCTTTTGATCGTAACAACGCTTGCTGTTTTTGCAAACTTGAGCCAAGCGCGCAATGAAGCCAATCACTATCATTATGGCTACGACGCTGCGATTAAGCATCTTGAATGCCTATACCGGACGCACAATAAGCGACAAAATGGGTTTATAACCTGCGATCCTAAAGCACAGTAGTTCCGTTCCGAACCTTGTTTGTTACACTTGTGGTACCGAGAAGTGTTTAAATAAATCGGTACATCCTTTTTTAGAATTTTGTAGGTCCCTGAGACGTTAACCGTAGTGACGCAGACTCGCTGGAGTGGTCTGACTGACGTGGGCGCAAGTGAACTACCAGCCTACAAAACAATTTTACCGAGCGGCGTGGAAGGACACGCAGCGTACAATGCGGCGACGATGGGGCAACATCGGGGATAGAGTCGAATTGATTCCCCAGACAAACATACGTCGCTCAGCCGGAATCAAGCCCGGCCTCGGTAAAATAATTTGGCGGCGGCGCGGCTCAAAAAGCATCGCCTACTTGGATAAAGCCGAAATAGAAAAAGTACGCAGCGGCAGGCAGGATGGTTCAAGCCCGATCCTAATGTCCAAGGCGACGGGTGAGATCCCCGGAGGCCGCCAAACCTTTTTTCCAATCCGGTCTCGGTGTAAAACAATTTGTGGGTATCCGGTTGGAATGCAATTACCGGATTAATTCTAGGAAGGGCGCGACCTAGGCCCACAAAGCTTTTCAAGCATGTCATTTTTAAGCGACACTGCCTAAAATATATACAAATTACCGTTACTTATTGAATCATTTGAACAAACACACAATTGTTACTTGTTTCAGTTACAATATTTGTATACAATCCTAACAGTTTCACGTAAACAAACTAATTATTACGAGTGCAATAATAACGGCATCTCAATTGCATAACTAATCCAGCATGAACGGAGTGTTTAACATGAATGACAAAGCCAGTTTTGCTAAAGTGAGTTATGCGCAAGGTACGTTTTATATCGATTTTTCTGAAAAGGATAAAAAGAAGCTAACTATATACACAGCTGATGACCAGAAAGGGCGAATGCAGCCTATTGCGACTATTCCAGTTATGTCGCGCGGTGATGTTATTAAATTTATGAACCGCTACGCAGCTTATATTAAAGCGCTCCATTACTTGAAGAATATTCCGCATCCAGTAACTTGGAAGATTGATTTTGAAGAGGTTGCGAAAAATGCCAAATATGAAACAGACTATCGCCAAACGCGAGCAACCAAGCCAAAGGAAGAGCCAAAAGAACCCAAATGGGCCGCAGTTCCTAAAAAGAGCTATTATTCTAAGATAATCAAATAATGCTTTGTTGAATTTATAATAATTATTGTAGTTTTAATAATTCTATGATATCTTCTAGGCATGGGATTACTAGGACAGTTCCGGCTTATCTTCGAAGTTGCCTTGAGCGATGCCGCTTACCTTTCACGCGCTGCTATTTTAGGCATATCTAAGCTACTTACCCGCTTTTACAAACTAACCAGATCATCCTTGCAGGAGCCAGCTGTCGGTCTCTTTTTGGTATATTTTATTCTACTGCTGGTGATCATATGCCTATGACGCCTGAAGAAACCGTCCAATGGAAAGCTACAATTAAACGCAAATGTGAAAAGCTATTCATGGGAATGCTTGATCCGATTGAAGCCAATGAACAGGAAGTCCCTCAAGGCCTTTACGACGTTACTGTTTACGTTACTCCTTTGCGCCGATATCTGCTGGTTCCGAAATCTTTAGAAGGCACTCTCGAATTAGGTAACGCTAAAAAGGCATACGTGAAATCGGAATGGCCGCGCGAAGCGCTATTTGAATACAGCCAAGACACAGCTCATATCATGCTTCAAGATGCTGCTTCGAAAGGAATTACGCTGCGAATTACGGAAACAAACTTACCAAGATTTCACGAAACTAAATGGCGCGACACGAATAAATGGAAGGAAGTTGAATGAGTCTTTTTAAGAAAAAGAGCGTTTCCTTCAGTAAAGAGACGGAGCGGTATCAGGAATTCCATCGCTGTCCCAATGAAGGCTGCGGACGCTTTTTTAGAAGTTATGCCGAAGCAGCGTTGCATTATTTGAAGACAACGCATTGCGAAGACTGTGGGTTTGGATCGAATGATCCGTATAGTCGGCCCAGTGTGTTGCGATATTGCGTAGCTTGCGATGTTATGAAATCACCCTACTCTGGGCAAAATAGAAGAAAGTTTGTCTAGTGTTGACTGTTAGTTGTTGGACTTAGCGTCGATAGTTTCGATTTGGGAGACTAAGCATGCTTTTTTTCATTGTTATTACATTAGCGTTATTCGGAGTTAGCCCGATCGTTTTCTACTGGGAAAAAGCTCGACTACGCAAAAAAGCTAATGCGCGGAAGGGGAAGTAAAGATGCGAAAACCACATTGGAAAAAAGAAAAAAAGCTCGTTCTTTCTGAGGAAGGACGCCGGTTCCGTTGAGCGAGATTGAAAAAATCATCAAGCGCTAGTTACTTTTCTATTTCTAAATTTAGGTGTCGTCATAGCGACATCAATTGTCATTCCAATACCTTTTAGTCTCCATGAAAGAGTTTGTGGGCTGTGGCCTGATATTTTGGCGGCTTCAGTTAACGATATTCTTCCATGGGCTGTATTGAAAATCCGGGCAGACCTTCTATTATTATTTTGAGTTTTAAAATCGGTCCAACGACAATTTTGTGGTGAGTAACCCTCATCGTTGTTTATTCGATCTAGTGATTGCCCTTCTTTAGGCATCCCCATGTCTATAATAAAGTTTGCAAAGAGATCCCATCGAGCTGCAATTGTGATACTTCGGCCTCCGTAATTTTTATAGGCTTTATGGGTTGGATTTAGGCAGCGTTTCCTCATCGAAGTCCATGCGTAGTAAGCTTTGCTATTGTGCATTCCGTGCTTCCTGTTTCTAGCACCGGATATTTCTCTTCGATAACACCCACAACTTATGGTCGCTTTAAAGTCACCTACTTTTACCAAGTGTTGGTTTCCACAAACACACAAACAATTCCAAGCGTTTTGACCGTCCTTTGTGGTCGGTGTAAGAATTGTTAGGCGACCGTGGACGGTACCTGCTCTACTTAGATCCCTTTTTCTTCGAGTTCTATTAGCCATTTTAGATATACCTGCGCCTTTTTGTAGTCTTCGATTCCATTTTTAAGGTCGGCTCTGCTGCAATATTTTATAATATTAAAAAGATAAGCGCCTTTGAGCTGTTCTTTACTCAACCGAGCACGAATGAAATCAATCGTTTCGATTCCACCAGCAGTGTAATGAGAAGGCTGGTTTACTTTGTCTGACATAACTTATTTCCATTCAAATAAAAGCCTGAAATCATTTCCCCCGCCTTAGACAGCACAGGCACCATAGGATATTTAGTAAGAAATGGAATTAACATTGGCGAATTAGTCCAACTTGTGTCTCCGTTAGGAACATGAAAAATTGGAATTGACTGTCCGGCAAACCAGCCAATTTCAGCCGAGCAATCACAGCCAATGTCCCCCACAACAACACACAAACTAGATTTCTGCATTGCGCCGAAGTCTAACTCGAATATTTTGGCAGCATCAAATCGACCATCTTTTGGATTATTAGGCGCTTGCTCGTGTGGCACATATACAGCAAACCCAGCTGCTTTTAAGGAAGCCGCCACAGTGTTATTTGCTGGCCGCGCCGATTCCTTGATTTTTGCACATAAATAAACCAATGGCTTTTTTGTCATTTGGCTGTTCCTTTAATAAACATTTGAAAAATAGATCGCTCTTCCCTAACAAGCGTAAGGGTTTCGCTAATTAGCGCTTCATAGATCTCAATCAATTTAACGGATGGTGCTTCGATCTCTAAAAACACACGCTTATCGTCCGTCACCTTATATAGAGCGATTTCAACATTTCCATGCAGCTTGAATTTCGTGAACTGTTTCTCAACGGAGCCAATCGCCGGGCCAAGCGCTCGTTCTAGTAAGGGCAGGATCTGCGTACCTTCGATTAACTTAACATTAAGTTCTTCGCGGTTCTCATTGGAGCCTTGATCTGTATATTTTGTAGTCAGTTCAATCTCAGTGTGCCCCTGCACGCTACTTTTGCCGGTTCTAAGCCTTACAAAATCAGCGCATGAAGCCACATAGTAGGTGTCGGTATCAAAGCCCTCCAATCGATTAAGATGAGGCATTGCTCTCTGCAGCTGGCTCTGAATAGTGCCTAACGTTTTTGGATATGTGACGACGTATTTTCGTTCAAGTTCTCTTCTATTCATGAATATATTATTGCATATATAATAATTATTGCAACTACAATAATTCTAGTGTATAGTAATAGAATGAAGATTCATCAAGTCGACCAAAACACGCCTGCTTGGAAAGTTTTTCGCGGTAAAGGTCTAGGTGCTTCCGATGCGCCAGTCATTATGGGAGATAGTCCTTGGAGTACTCCGTTTGAGCTGTGGTCTCAAAAAATTGGTTTACTTGAACGCGCGCCAGCGAATTTCTATCAACAGCGAGCGATGGATCGTGGCACTCAGTTAGAGCCGATGGTTCGTGAGAAGTTTGAAGTGCAAATAGGCTTGAAGTTTCCTCCAATCGTTGCGGAGCATGATCACTTTGAATTCGTCCGAGCATCTCTTGATGGCTTCAATGAAGTTGTTAATAAGAATCTTGAAATAAAGTGCCCTAGCAAAGTGGATCATGCCAAAGCTCTTAAAGGCGTTGTGCCCTCTAAGTATGTAGCGCAATTAGCGCATCAAATTATCGTAACGGGTGCGGTATCGACTTATTACGTTTCGTACTACAGCGAAGACTTACCATTAGCTGTTGTTGAAGTCACTCCGGACGCTGTGTATAACGCGCTCCTTCTTGATAAACTCAAAGCATTTTGGAAAAACGTAGAGACGAAAACTCCGCCTCTATTCGCGCAATCTGACCTAATCAGCGTATTCAAAACACTCTCTAAAAATTTCGAGACACTCAGCACGACCCACAGCCTGGCCAAACTAATGTTCGAAACGATGGAAGCTCGCGGTCAGGATTAACCTTAGCTGCGAAAACTACATAAAACTAAAAAAGGAAAAAGCATGTCTAAAAAAGCAGTAGCAGTAAATGAACGTCAAGAAGTAACGCTCGGAAATGGCGAAGGATCTGTAGCGTATTTTCGCGGGCCAAACTCGGAAGAAAACCCAATCACTGCTGGCGAAGAAATCACTGGAAATTACCTTGGCTCCTTCAAAGCTGGCAGCAAGATCAAATCGCTAGTGCATAAAGTTGAATTAGCGGATGGAAATGTTGTCGGAATCAACGGATCCGGAATGCTTAACAAAAAGCTCGAAAAAACGACCGTTGGCTCGAACATCACCATCTTGTACGAAGGCAAAAAGGAAATCACCTCTGGCGAATGGACTGGCACAAACGCGCATCAATACAAAGTGTTTCTGAATACTCCTGGTGGCGTTTCTTTGTAAAAACCCAAACCCACACGGAGCTCGTAGTCTCTGTCATTTTTGATAGGACTGCGGGTTCCGTTCCTTGGAGGACTCTGATGAATGTGATTTTAGGATTTTTACAAAACATCAAGCTAACGCTCTCTCAATACCTAATGTTAGCTCTAGCAACAGCTGTTGGGATTCTGGCTGTTATTGTTCAATTTAAAAGCAAACAGCTACGACTCGTTAAACTTGATTTGCTGCAATCGCATTTCGAAGCAACTGATCAAAAGACTGAGATGAAATCAAAACAAGCAAACGACGCTTACGATGCGTCCTTACGGAGGCTCAATGACTACCTTTCTAAGAATGCTGATTTGCACGATCCTTCTTCTAAATAGTGCTGTTGGCTTCGCGGATACCGATCAAGATAAACGCGCTGCAGAGGGACTGCGACTTTGCATCGATGTAGTTCACAAAGGTGAAGACGCGCTTGAAGCCTGCCAGGAGCAAAACAAACAGCTATTGGCAGACCGTAATAGTTTGATGGACCAGTGCAAACAAGACGTATCCTCTGGCAATTTAGTAACTACGCGCAATGTTGTTATAGGAGTGCTTCTAGTCGCTGCAAGCATCCTAATAGGAAGGGGTTCAAAGTAATGGGGTACGTTTTTAAAGGAAAGAACCAAGACGGGGAACCAACATTATTTTTAGTACGCTGTCCGGAATGCGAGAGTGAAAATTGGGCGCCCGCTGTAGCGACGGGAAAGTGTTGCTGGTGTGGCTATAAAGCGCGCGTTAGCGATACAACTGAAGAAAAGTAAATCAGGGGTGATGGCGTGGGTAAATATCTCTTTTTAGACATTGAGTCGACAGGGCTGCGATTTTTTAAAGATAAATTGTATTGCGTAGCGTGGGCAATTGACAGTGGTGAAATCAAAGTAGAGCGAGCTGGTAATATTTCGGCTGAATTCCGCGAAGCTTTTAGTAATCCGGTTTTAATTAAAATCGGACATAATACTCGTTTTGATTTGAAGTTTCTCATTTCCAACGGGTTGGAACTTCAAGGCCAATTCTACGACACCATGCTGTTGGCATTGCTGTTGGATGAAAACCGGCCCTTGGGATTAAAACCGTTGTCACGGATCGAGCTTGGTGAGGACTCTACGCGAGCTAAAAATGATTTAGATGAATGCCTCGCCGCAATGAAATTTCAACATGTAGGACAGCTGTGCGCCTTTGACCTCGCACTAGAGGAAAGTCCGTACTACCCGCTGATCGCTGAATACAACGCTGAAGACGTGCGAAATGACAGAGACCTTTTTTACAAATTCAAATCTCAAATAGAAAAGCTGCATCTGGAAATGAATCAAAAAGGCTATAAACAAACACCTCTAACTTACTATTTGAACGAGATGGTTCCGGCAGAAGCTGTTTTGCTTGATCTTGAACTACGAGGCGTCCGTGTTGATCCTGATGCGATTGAGAAACTTAGGGTCGAAACTGAAACGCGTCAGGCCGCATATATGACAAGTCTGAATGAGCTAACAGCTAAGTATAGAAGCGCAATCGAAGACCAGCTTTATTTAGAAGCTGTGGCGAGTTTTTCGAGTCCTAAAAAAATTATGTCCATCCAAAAACAATCTGAAAAAGATGGAACAGCTTTCAATTGGGCTTCCGGGCCTCAAGTAGCACGGCTTTTTTATGGCTGTTATAACGTTCCGGAACGATTGATACCGAAAACCAAAGGCGGAAAACCCTCTATCAAGGAGGAACTGTTAGCAGAAGTGGGCGATAAGTTGCATGAAGACCATAGCCTCAGGCCAGTTCTGGAAGTGTTTGGAGCGTACAAAAAGACGGTAAAAACACTCAATACTTATGTCGGAACCGATACAAAAGGCATCCTTTCCCACGTTACGGCTAATACAACTAATGGACTACCGTGGGTATATCCGAATTACAAGCATATGACGGAGTTTGGGCGCTTTTCGGTAACTGACCCGAATATGAACAACATTCCACGCGAATCAGCCGTTAAGAAATATTACATTCCTGAAAACGATGATGAAGTTTTCATCTATTGTGACTTTAAACAGATACAGCTAAAAATCGCAGCTGACTTGAGCCAAGATCCAGTTTTACTGAATGAGTACCACAAACCAGACCCAGATCTGCACAAACAAACAGCTGCGAAAATGTTCCGAATCCCAGAGACAGCGGTCGAAAAACAGCAACGACAGGCTGCCAAAACGGCCAATTTCGCGATGATCTTTGATGCCCAACCCGGAACGCTGTTGCAGCAATTCAAGTTAAAGAATGGTCTCGAATATACCTACCAGGAATGCAAAGTATTCAAAGATGAAATTTTCAGGCATTGGGCGCGCTATCGACAGTATTTAGACCAACAGCTAGAGTTAGTTATTAAAAATAAACAAATCGTCGCGACGAATGGACGTATTAGGAGATTGCCCGACATCAGCTACGGCAAATTTCTTGATTTCCGTAACAAAACCTTCAGCGGTTCCCTAGCAATGGTTGAAGCGCTTAAAAAGAATCCCGAAGAACGTCTTACTGATGAAGACATTTTTGTCCGAGCCAAACTCCGGTACAGTCATGCCAAAAACCAGGCGTTTTGCGCGCCGATTCAAGGGCTAGAAGCAACTATTGAAAAAGCCGCGCTAGTTAATTTGAAACAAGCTGGATTCCGGATAGTCGGCACTGTCTATGATTCTGCTGTTGCGCTTGAAAAGAAGGATCGCGTTCATGAAAGAGCTGCGGAGATGAAACACATTATGGAATCATCTTATCGCCTGTCGGTACCAATAACAGTTGATCAAAAGATTTTGACTTCTTTTAGTGAAGAAGACCTTTTTTTGTAGATTATTTATTGAATATACAATAATATTGTAAATCTAGTACTTATTGTAAATAAGATAAGGCAACGAAATGGAATTAGATAAAAAGACACATAATTACATCCTAGCAGCTCTTAGAAGAATTTGGGGCTGGAGTCCGCAAAAAAAGTCTGCTCGCAAACGAGCCGAAATAGCGCCTGGCGTGGATAAGTGCGAAGGCTGCGGGCTCATTGTAGGACGCAAAGGAACTCAAGTAGATCACATTAATCCAATGATTCCTGTTACTGGGTTTGATTCATATCAAGCTGTTATTGAGCGGCTGTGGGTGGAACCGGAAGGGCTCAAAATATTATGTCTAGACTGCCATAAACTTAAATCCGTCCCAGAAGACCGGTTAAGAAAACAAAACGTAAAGGGGAAAAAGGAATGAAACCACGAACTCCGGCCGAAGTAATCGCTTTAACTAAAAAGATCATACTCGAAGCAGCTAAGGAATATGACGTTCGCCCTAATGAAGTGACGCGTGGACGCTTCGCAGCTGTTTCGGCAGGGCGTCTAGAGCGCAGTTCTATCGAGAAACTTGGTTTGAATTACACCGGATTGCGCGACCAGCTGTTTCCCGCGCCGAAAAAACAAAATTTCTCTGAAGTACGTAAAGTTATCGAAAGGCTGATTGCGAATGCAAAATAAACTACAAAAACTTCTAATCATTCCCGATGTTCATTTTCCGTATCACGATAAAAGGGCCTGGAACCTGATGCTAAAAACAGCTGTGGCGTTCAAGCCAGATACTATTATCACGCTGGGTGATTTTGTGGATTTCTACAGCGTTTCGTCACATTCTAAAAATCCAAATAGAGCCTTAAAGCTTGATGAAGAAGTAACTTCTGCAAAGGCCGGACTCACGCAGCTAGAGGCTTTAGGAGCTAAACGCAAAATCTTCATCGCGGGAAATCACTGTTATCGATTGGATCGTTATCTAGAGGCAGCTGCGCCAGAGCTATTTAATTTTGTGAGTACTGATAAGATTTTAGATTTGAAAAACAGAGGCTGGGAATACATTCCGTACAAGCATGATATTCGCGTCGGTAAAGTTAACTTTATTCATGATGTAGGAACTGCCGGACGCACCTCAGTGTTCAAATGTCTGGATACCTATCAGCATTCCATCGTAACCGGGCATACGCACCGAATGGCCTATATCGTTGAAGGCAACGCAATGGGTGAGCATAAAGTATCAGCGCAATTTGGCTGGCTTGGAGATCTAGAAGCTGCTGACTATATGCATGCTGTTAATGCTCGCAAGAACTGGGCCTTGGGCTTCGGTGTAGGCTATCTGGAACCTAAATCGGGAGTCGTTTACTTACAGCCAATTCCTATCGTCAATTATTCGTGCGTTTTGGAAGGTAAATTGTATTCAATGAAAGGTAAAAAATAATGAGCGAACAAACTGCTGTTGTTGAAAAGAAACAACTAACTATTTTCGATTTAAATAATGGATATATCGAGCTTCCAAACGCTATTTTCGAACGTAGCCTAAAAGCGATGGAATTTGGCCTACTGGTTTTGGCACGTCTCAACGGAGAAGGACTGCGATCCGAATTGACCGACAACAGCGTCCGAATGCTGGGTTTTGTATTTTGTGGCGGGTTCACGCCGGTCGAAATCGCTGTTTATGGTTATCTATGTTACAACCCCGCAGCTACATTGAGGGAAATAGCAAAAAAGCGAAGACTGACAGTTGGAATAGTCCAAAAGGCAATCGTCGCTTTAGCAGATATCGGGCTTATTGAAATTTCGGAAGCTGACGTTGTGAAATTAGCTAGTCTTGAAGATCTAAACGGGCCTTCGAACCTTGAACAAGTTTCAGCGATCGTCGCATCTCAATCCGAGCAAGCTGTCGGGATGGATGTCGCTGTTTCCACGCTAGTAGAAGAATCAGAAGCGAAGAAAGATTAAGCGCCATTAATAGCAGAATCGGTAGAATCATCTAACTCCTTCAATAGAGGCGCCGGACAAACAGCTTTGATAACAAGCGCGGTAAGGATTCCGCCTACATGCGCCCAATAAGCTATTTGTAGAGGCAAAAAGCTAGAATAAATAGCCGGAATCAGCTGTTGAATGAAAATCACTCCGAGCGTACAAAGCGCCAAGGCTTTTACAAAGCGCGACTCGTTAATTTCGAGACAGGCCATTGCAAAGACTCCGGAAGCAGCACCGGACGCGCCTATTAGAGATCCCCATGGATTCACATGCGGTACCAGCATAAATAAAAGTACTGCGCCTAGTCCGGATAACAGCCAAATCAAGGTAAATTTGAGAGAGCCAAGTTTATGCTCTAAATAAAGCGCAGCTGGCGTCACATATAGAAAATTCCCAAAAAAATGATCAAAATTCGCATGAGTGAACATATGCGTGATAAGCGTCACAAGCCCATGCAATGTAGGGATTCCCATAAAATCGACAGGCGTAACTGCGAGATTCATTCCGATGCCGAAGATCGAATCAGCAATCAACACGAGCAAATTTAGACAAAATATCGTCGTAAAAGCAGGGAATTTTCGCATTGGTCTCCGGTGGGGTTTGGGTTGAGGCAGGATTTAAAAAAGCTTATGCGTAATAAAACCAACAGCCACTGCAACAAGAGCTGATACACCTGCAGTTCTTACTTTTAAAATTCCAAGTTCTTTTTTTATTTCTCGTAATTCGAAAAGAATTTGAGTTTGCTGTTCTAGAGAGACTTGATTGCGTTCAGCGACTAGTGTTTCGATAACGACCAGCCGATTGTCCAGTTTATTATATTGTTCCAGTATCATTGGGTGGGGGTTTCTTGAATTTGGCAGTTATTTTGAGTACTGTGATATACAGCAACTGAATAACGCCTGTTGCTTTTGTGATAGTTTCAGGAACCAATGAAAGACCCTCAGAAATAGCAAATAATAGAAGTAAATATTTAGCTATATCGGGGTGATTTGCCAGCAGTGCGTTCCAGTCGATCATTTTAATCCTAATTTAGTTTTCAATGAATTGAGTCCTGTTTTTGGACTCCGAAAAATCTTTACGCCTTTGTGTTTTCTTATAACAGCATACTCGGAATCAGAACTAAGCGCCTTGCGAGAAACCCAATTGCAGATTACGTAATGCGCGGTAGTTTCTTCAATCAAAAACCCAACAGCTACACAAGGTTCAGGAGTCATTTTATTCCTAGAATATCCTGAGATTATGCAGTGGTCATCGAATGCGATTACTACTAATGGATATTTGAGGAGTTCATTCATAGTTTAATTATATTCTAAATGCACCAATTATTGCAAGTATAATAATTATTCTATTTTTGATTCATTACGCTATCAATTAGCTGTTTATATTCAGGATGTTGCTGAGCCAACACAAAATTAGCAACAGCCATAGCCTGTGGGCCACGTTTAGCTGCGTTCATTAGGGGAGCTGCGAATTGTTTAAAGGCTTGTGGATTAGTTCCTAAAAGATTAGAAATCCGCTGTATCCCGGCATCAGCCATATTTCCGGCGCCTATATACGTATCGAGTACTTTCTTAGCTGTATTGCTGCCAGTAGTATCCGCCCCAGCGCCGACCGCAGCTCCGATTACCGCGCCCGGACCGGGATGTCCAACCGTAGCGCCCAAAGCTCCGCCAGTAATGCTCCATAAATTAACTTTTCGTGAACCGTTGGTGTTTCCACCTTGTAACGCTTCTTTAGTTTTTAATAGATTTAATTCTTTTTGGAAATCGTGTCCGCTAGCGTCGGATAAGTCTTTCACTAAGCCAGTATTAGCAATGCTGTTACCGCGCTGGGCTGATGCGAGTTTACCTTGAAGCGTATTCTCATTCACGCCTTTGAAAGGTTCCGCTGCATCCTCGGCAGCGCCGAATTCCCCGCCCGCTTCTTGGAGATTTTGCATTTCGGGCGAGCTATTTACAGCGTCTTCTAAGCGAGAAGCTTGAACGTCCGGATGCCGTAAATAATCGAGTTCGTTTTGTCCTTCAGCTATATCATTGCGAATAGGAGCTGCTGCTTGATCTGATACGGCTTGACGCGCACCAGGTGCCGATAAATTGTCGATTTCTGATTGAATCTGTGGAAGGCCTGCACGTTCCTGTGAGCTCGTTAAGGAACCCGCCAAACCGGCTTTATCTTTCAGAGCAGCTTGAGCCAACATGTGTTGCTGCAATGGAGACTCAAAATCACGTCCAGTAACTGCACCTAATGTTGATAAAACGTCTCTGCCCTGCTCCGCGGTCGGATTAGCCAAACGGCCTAATTTTGATGCGATTTGGTCTCTGGAAGCCCCACCAAAATGCTGATGCGCTTGAGCCAACAGCTTATAGAGAGGCTCGACGTCATTCTTCATCGCTGCATCGTACTCACTCCCAGCAGGACCCACTAAATTACGTAAGTGTGCGCGAAATTGATTATGCGCAAGGGCTGCGGGGGAGTTAGAGGAAATTTTGGATAATTCGGTGTAGTCGGCATTAATGCCTTGAAGCATTTGGCGAGCTTTATCGACTGGGATACCTTCAGGATATTGTTCGGCGACTTTATCAAAATCAGCTTTTATTCCATCAAGAGAGTGAACAGCTGCTTTGCGTTCGCTGCCAATAACTGCACCTGGAACTACGTTTCCAGAGGCATCAGTAACATCTTCAGTGCTGCGGAGACCCTTAGTAATGTCGTCCAGTTTAGTAAGCAGAATTTTAGGATCAACCGTCTCAGAGCTGCCCGCTAATTTAGTGGCAATGTCGCCTGATTTTTCCTGCGCTAATTGTTTTACTTGCTGCATGGAATCCAGCACATCATCCGCCATTTCTGATGGATGGGGAGCACTAGCGATTGCGCTCAAATGAGCTTGATGTTCAGCAAGCGCTTGTTCGTGTGCTACGCGAGCTGCATCTCGAGCTGCGACTAAATTTTGTTGATGGTCTAACGATGCTGCTTGCGAGGCTGCGCTGGCGTCATTTTTTAATCCCCCAAGAGCATTGGATTGATCCGAAACTTCATCGCGCAAGTCAGCTTTTTTACCATAAGTTAATTGGTCAACCGCAGCCTGTGACTTGGCGAGATTTTCTTGCGCCGCTTTTACTGCATCACGTTTCTCGTTAACGAGATCTAGCACATCTTGGTGAATCTCGTTACGGCTGCGGGCGCCGTTAATGGCTTCCGGATTAGCTAGATACGCATCAATGTCGGATTTGGACGGGCCTAAATATTTTGAAACTAAACCTTTTGCTACTGGGGCGATTTTGCTCAAAACGCCATGAATCGCGGGATTCAAAACAGCGCCAGTCGCAGCGCCTTTTGCTACATCGCCTGCAAATTGCCCGGCTTCACCCTTAGTCAGATCGGCATTCGAATCACCAGCTGTCATTAGTCCAGCTTCTAGAGCGCCTCTGCCGGCAAGGCCTAGTTTAGCAACTGCGGGAATTTCACCACCAGCTGCAAATGTGGGAATAGATCCTAAAATCTTACCCGCGCCTGTAATATATGGATGTTCTTTGGAAGCTTCTTCGTTATCTCTCCGAATAGCATCGCGCTTTTCTCTATAAAGCTCGACTAAATCTTTATCGCTACCTTTTAGTTTTTCAAGCGCTGCACCGGCACCGCCGCCTAGCTCGTCGTCAAATCCCAACGTAGCGCCTTGACGCAATCCACGACCAAATGACGTTAATCCTGACGGAGTTTCCGTTTGTTGTTCCTCAGTTGCTTGGAAGGGTTGGTTTGGATCAAATGCTGGTTTTGCGGATTCCGGGCCGGCCGAAAAAGGCTGGTTGGGATCGAATGTGGGTTTCTGGTCAGCCATTATTCGTATTTTCCGGTCTGTGGGTTAAGAGTGTACGTGTGACCGTTTTGGATTACAGTAGCAGGTTGAGATTTTTGTGAACCTCCCTGATTGAACAGCATTTCCGGATCGGGTAAATCTTTATTAAATTGGGTGCGTAGGGATTCTAAATCTTCCGGTCGCGCTTTACGGCTGTAGCCTGAAAGAATTTGATCTTGGCTGTTCTTGATTACTTTGTTCGAATTATTAATAACGTCTTTAAAATATGGAAGATAGGACTCAATCTGTTTACCCATGCCTGCGCCCCTTACTCCACTGTCTAGGTAGTTCATCATATCTGCGAATTTCGCAGAAGCTGCTGGACTGATTACATGGGTTGCGCCTTGGACAGTTGGCGCTCCACCGTTGATCATGCCAGACATTTCTTCCTTAAAGGTGCTGACTTGACCTGGGGTCATATCATTTTTATTCTTAACTTGATTAACAAGACTAATTAAGTTCATTGCTCTGCGATTGGCTTCAAAAGCATTCTTTACAGAACCGCGTGCTTTTAAGCCTTCCATTGCCTTAGCCGCTTCAGTCATTGCCTGATTCTGCGTAGTATCCTGCTTATTACTAAGCATCATTTCTTTCATATCACGCGCTTCTTGCGCTTTCATTTGCGCTTCCTTATACCCGAGCATCATTTTGGCTGGATCGGCAATCCCCGCCATTAATTGAGAGCCTGACATGTTTTCGATAACAGCTGGGTCCATTCCCGCGGCTTTAGCAACAGCCAAGAAAGATTTCTGTACAGACTTAGAGTAATCACTATTGGGATCGTTCTCTTGCTGTTCTTTAGAAAGCGCATCAACTTGCGAAGCATTCTTTAAATTCTCAGTAGTGGCTGCACGTCGCTGGAGAACATCTTCAACGCCCTTGCCTGCATCATTATGGAGAGTTTTATAGAAATTTTCGTCAGGTTTTACATCCGCATTGCCAGAAAGAGCGCCTGCAATAGTTGCGTATCCGTGTTGAGATAACGCATCATTCTCACCCTTACTTTTATCCATCTGAGCTTTAGTCAGCGCATCCATATCGCTGCCAGGACCAAAACCGTATTTTTCCATTAAATATTTTTTTAAATCAGGCTTTTCCGCAACAGAAGACGCATCGCTTTCAGAGTTAGCGTTCATAGCAGCAGGAGTTGATTTTGGCTGTCTTGGGATCGGTGCTGAAGGAACAACAGCTGGAGCAACAGGAGGGGAAGCAGGAGCTGGAGCATTAATGCCAGTTAAGTAATTTGGCACTGGAGCGTTCGGAGAATCGCTAGTCTGAATAGGCATCGGATTATTTGTAGGCGTTTGGTCTACAAAGGGTCCCGATTCCTGTTGTTGTTGTAGGAGCTGCATCAATTCTTCAAGATTAGGCATTTAATTCTCTTTAGTAACCATTAGATCCGGCATAAGCACCAACAGCACCGCCAATAGGATCTTTTTCTTCAACAGGGGTATTAGTATTGGTTTGCTGTTGGGAATTTAAAAATGAATTCCATTTATCTTGCGACGGAGTAGCCGAACTATTATTTGAGGCCCCAGCTTGAATAACGCCTTGACCTATTCCACCCCAAAATTTACCAGCTGCCTGCCCGTTAGCAGTAGCTTGTCCAGCGACCGTGTTGGATTGCCCAGCAGCTGCTTGCTGTTTCGAAAGCGTGTCTTGGAAAGCTTGTTGTTGGTAAGCATTGTTCTGAAGGGATTGTTGATTCTGTAAACCGGTATTTTGGTTAGAAATATTCTGAGCATTGTTCAGATTTGCATATTGTGCAGTATTTTTATTAGCTACATTTGTATTAGCGACATTCTGATTATTTTGAGTATTGAATTTATTAATAACATCTTGCGCTTGTGCCTTAGCCGCTTGTTGCTGGTATTGCTGCCCTTGCATGTTTTGCCCGAGGGTTCCGGCATTACTAACAGCGTTAAGAGCATTTTGTTGAGCTTGTCCAGCGACAGCCGTGCCTTGCGTATTGGCATTATTAACAGCATTTTGTGCGTTGGATAATTGTGCAGCTAACTCTAGACCGGATCCGCCCAAACCACGAGCATTCATGTTCTGTTGAATGGCACCGCGTGCGCCAGACATTTGAGCATTAGATTGATTCTGGATATTGTTAAGATTTGCTTTATCGGCAATCGTCAATCCGCCATTGCGCGAAACGTTTTGTAAATTAGAAATAGCATCAAGACCAGCTTGGGAAGGCGATGTTGATATTCCTGCCATTTGGGAATTGCCTTGATTGACTGCGCTCTCTAAAGATGGGTCAATTTTTCCCGCGCTAGTATAGGGATTAAATTGAACATTGAGTTGCGGAGTTCCAATGTTTTGTAAATTAGCAAGAGCTGCTTGGCGCGCTTTTGTAGCGAAATCATTTTGTTGTGCAGATTCAATTCCGCCGATTGCGGATATACCTGCACCGATTGCATCATCGTAGCCGAACATTTTGTTTTATCTCCGTTAAATTGGGAAAGGAATTTAGCCGCCGAACTTTGTGTTGGCGCCTTGCTTAGTGGCATATGCATCTAGAATGTTTTGGAGCGCGGTCTGAGATTTTCTGGAGTTAGCGGCATCGTCATACAAACCGTTTAATATTGGGTGTGCGATCGAATTAGCGTTCCACGCCGACAGCTGGTTTGCCGTCATAGCGTTATTCGCAGGATTACTATAATTGCCAAGGTCGAGATTAGTTTGTGCGCCTAACTGACCTACGGTGCTACTGTTCAGAGAATTCTGATAGGCTTGTTGCGCTTGATTCAAGGAATTCTGATAAGCGCCGGTATTAAAAACAGCGTTTGGATTATACGAACCAGCTTGGGAAGGATTACCAGTCAGGAAGGTATTTTGCGTATTTGCTAACTGCGCTAGAGCGTTCATGCGCGCGTATTGATCAGAAGTTGCAACATTATTGGCTGTTGCTGTTCCGGCTTGCTGAAGATACTGCGATTGAGTGGGATCAGTATTATAAGTAGATTGGCCTAGTAAGCTTTGTAGTTTTAAATTCTTAATATCATCTTGAGTTAAATGACCAGTTGTTAAATCATTCTTGGCAGCCGCATAATTTGAAGCAGCCGCAGTATTCCCTGCGGTAACAGCAGAATTGACGTTATTCTCTAACCCTTGAATAGCGCCGGTGGACGTCGGAGTTGCGTCCAATATCTTTCCAGAATCATCGATTCCTAGAGCTGATCGCGTATTGTCATGCGCTGTTTTGGTATCAGTAGCGCCTTGAGTGGCGTATTTACCGAGACCATTCATATAGTCGTTCCAACCGCTTTTTAATTGCGTTGCTTGGTCTGCGATATTTGAAAACTTACTTGTAGTGCTTGGATTACTATTAAGGAGAGACATGTCCAGCGACTGTTGACCCGAACCATAATCAGGACGGCCGTAATATTGCTGTAAAAGAGCTTGTTTTCCGCCATCAGTTTGAGCGTTCTGGGCATTCTGAGACGCATTCTGAACTGAACCGTACGCATTGTTATACAAATCTGAGGTATCCGTCAGCGAGGACGGTCCCTTATAGGCAGCATCTCTCTGAGTAGCAAAAGCATTTATTTTAGAGGGATCGGATACAAAATTGCTAGGATCACTAATGGCGCTATTAACCAAATCAGGATTATATTTAGTAGTGTTCTGATCGACTTGGTCTTTGAATTGATTAGATGTATTGCCTTCTTGCTTAGTTGCATCATCGATATTGCCTTGAAGCTTTCCTGACAAATTTGAACCAAGAGAACCATCAGAATTGGCGTTTAGATAGCTTTGAAGATTTGTGAACGAATTACTGGACGATGGCGTTTTACCGGGCGCAGCAGCACCTCCAGCAGTAGCGCCTACTTGACCGCCAGTGCCTCCAGAAAGCGTTTGCGGTTGGCTAGGATCCGACGATGTTTGCGTGGATTGCTGACTGGGATCAGTAAGCTGGTTTTCTTCATCAGTTTGAAAAGCAAAAGGCATTTTAGTTAAACTCTTAAATAATTATGAAAGTTAATCGGTAAGCTTGACCTGCGACTAAGCCGGAAACCGCAGTTATATAGATTTGTCTCGACTGGCTATTGTAGTTCCATGTTGCAAATGGTGCTGTTGTCAGTGCTTGCGGAACAGCGCTCGAATCAACAGCGCTTACTAACCACAATCCGACCGGCGCAGTATTCAACGAAGTTAGTAAAAATTTTATTGGGTGTGTCGGACTCAGTTCGGTTGAATTGTTGTTGAAGGAAACTATTTGAATCTGACAGGCGATGTTGTCTTTAAAAGTAATTCCGTGCTGTAATCCATTAGCAAGAGATAGAAATACTTGATTAATCGGAAATAGTAATTTCGCAATCCATTTCGTTTGATCTTTGAAATCTTCCACCGACAATCTTTTAAACGGAGGTAAAAACATTAATCCGACACTCTTTCGGAGATGCTGCGATCTTTTAGATTAAAGCCGTTTAAAATAAAGTTTCCATAAGCAACGCGATGAATGAATTTGAGATTCAGCTGCGAACAACGCTGTTTTTCTAGCGGTACATAAGTTCGAATAGGCAATTGCGAAACGATTCCGCCGAAAGGCACTGTTCCGAATGGAAATAATCCCCATGCTCCGATACCGTTGCCCGCTAGCGGAACTATGTCAGTGCTCTGAGAGAGATCCGACGTAAAAGCTACAGAGGCTTGATAAAACGTTGCGCGCTTGAAAAACATTTCCAGCTCTGAATATTGTTTAGCCATAAACGGCTGTCCTGAAGTCTGTGGCTGGAAGGATAAAACGCAGTTAATCGCGCTGTTAATTGTGGCGCCGGTGAGTGTCCAATTTATAGTGTTTTGAACCGTCACTACAGACGTTGCGATATTGATAGCCGTAATTACAGACTTTTGCGTGTAACTCTGATACAGCAAATCTCCGACGGTAATTCCTGTCGTTGTGCCTAGCGTTACTGAAGTTCCATTAAACGCTATAATGCTGTTTGCCGTCCCAGCGTCGATATAATCCGAGTAATCGAAGTTTTTGCGTTCGACATTGATGTTATTAGAAGTTGCACTACCGAAATAAAGCTTATCGTCCGACGAATTTACTATTCCGCACGTTTTGCTTAGCGGCCAGCGAGTCCATGCGTTTGTGAATAAATTATAAACATAAACCTGAGTAGGACTGAGGTCACCGGCAGCGGATATAATGCCTAGAAGATATTTGCGGTCACTCTGATAGGAGACGCCAAAAGTCATATTCTGAACATTCGTCAGATTGGCCCCGAATATAGACAGCAAATCGCCTTCAATTGGCCTACTTACGACACTAATTCCTGTATCAGAGATACTGATAACGCCTTGGTTAGAAAGGCAATAAATAGTGTTATTTAGGTCAACAGCCGAATCAGGAGCTAGTAATTTCGAAGTAGAATCAAATAGATTGATATAAAAGTAAGCTAACGTTTGGCCTACTAACTGAAAAATACCGTCGTCTTTTAAGATAAAAAGACTATCGCGCAGAGGTATGATTCGCTTGATAGGATATGCAGCAGAACCTACAAAAAACACATTTGTTAATGGCACTGATTCAGGCTGTTGTTGTTTGGAGCAGTAAAGGGCGTTTTTTTGAATGCTTTGAGTTGCTAAAACGCTTGTTCCATTTGGTAACAAAAACGGACTGTATCCAGTACTGTGGGCGCTAGCATTTAGATAAAAAGCTGCGGCACCCAAAAGGCGACTTTGAAGTAATATTTTTCCGGGAAGATCTGTCACTCCGGAAAGATAGTAGGCATATACCGATCCGTTTGAACTTGAGCGATTTATAACTCTGACAAGACTGTTAGCAGTGCTAGTAATATTTTGCGCTGGCGTTCCCGTAGTAACAACAGCAAAACTACTCGTTGCTATGTTTTCCACGGCAGCTGCTGTAAGAATCAAATTAAAACTAACAGGAACCAAAGATGCGGTAATTGTTGTCGCAGCGCTTAGCGAAACCGTTGTCGTTCCAACTGCTGTAACAGTGGTTCCGTTTGGAATGCCCGCACCAACAGCAACTTGTCCTATGGCAATCCCACTCACAGAGGCCACAGATTTTAAAACATTAGTTCCATCAGTAGAGACAGTAGTCGCTGCAACGCTGTTAATAGTTATGGTATCGCCGATCCCAACGCCGGAAGTCCCGCCAGCCGCGAGGAGCGTTAAATTTAATTGGTATTTTGACGTCGTATTTGCGTAAAATACGTAATCTTTATATTGCGCAATATCAACAGCTAGCGGAGGCGGTTCGTTTGCTTGCAGAATTCCTTCTTGCGAGGATGCCGTGTAGATCGTCGCGCCGCGCAAGCTATCAGGCGTAATGTCCGTTACGGTTATCGAAAGCGCAGCAATCTGACCAGCAGAAGGATTGCCTTCATAAACTAATTGCAGTTCATCATTAGGCTCGATATTGGCCGCTACAGTCATGCCCGATCGGGAAATCTGAAACAAATGGTTAGTAGTGACGCCTTGCGGAACGGTGATCGTAACCGTGGTGTTATCTGAAGTGCTGCCGGTATTCGCAATTACAAAGCGCTGAGACGGAGAGCCGAGAATCAGATTATTATTTGCGTCACGTATGCCGAACACCACGCGGTAGGCAACAGCGGATCCGGTGTAGAAGTTCAGCACCACGCCAGTTGCTGCGATTGTAGCAGTCTGGGACAAAACTACCGTTGTAGAGGTAATCGCGGTGACTGTTGATCCGGCTTGGATTCCCGAGCCAGAGACGTAATTACCGATAGCAATTCCAGTCGTAGAAGGAATCGCGGTAATTGTTGTGCTTCCAACTGCGGTCGTTCCAGTTGTGCTAATCGCGACGTTGTTTGTTAAGAAGCCGCTTCCAGCTCCGGCAAGCGCCGATTGAATATCAAGCGCCTTGATGCCACCCGCATTGGTGACAGCTCCGTTGTATGCGTCAAGTTTTCTAATGCCGGTAGAAGAAGTGAAATAGAAATTCGAGTTGGATTCAACAGCTCTGGTTTTTACAGCGGCTGCGTCGACTGGAGCAAAACTGCCGGTGTAGTTAATCCAACCAACGCCGGGCGACCTGTATGCTAATTTATCCGCATCATACTGAGCGATCAGGAAGCCTTGAAATTTAAAAAGTTTGTTTGCAATGCTGGTATTCATGCCGACCGTCTCAACAAGAACATCAAATCCTCGACGCGACTGTATCTCTCCATCAGCATCAAGTACGATATTGTCAGCTTGCTGTAGGGATCCGGTGGGAACTTCCGAAAGATTATTCGGGTAGGTATACAAACCAGCTAATTTTATTTGTGGCCTATCCATTTAGCTTCTTATGAAACCTCTGGAGGATATGATTTTGAGCGGGGAATAATGGTTAATGAGTTTTTTCGGATTTCCGTCTGAACGAGGGCTAAGGATATGCTCGCAGGCAGCGTTTATTTCAATGAGTTTGGCTTGCGCTATATCGACGCCTTGCTTATCGCCTAATGCTTCGAGCACTTTTACGACAGTTCGCTGCGTTAGCATTGGAATAAGTTCAACCGGCATTTGTGGAACTGGAGATTGTCCGCTAAGTGCAAGATAATCCCCTACAGCTAAATTCGTCGGTAATGTTGAGAAAGTAAGTGCGGTTCCAACTATAGTAGTCGGAGTTAAATCAATTGCTCGCCATTCAAAGCCCGGATTTCCGTTAATCATATCCAACGGCGTTGACGTCGAGAAAGTACTGGGAACTGAGCTAACCGTAACGGTGTTTGTAGAAACATTTACAGCTGTAACTAATGCAGCAGACAGCGATGATACTAATGCATTTGGCCTTCTGTAATATGTTACGCGCATCAAACCAACAGTAGTTTGCGGCGTAGGAACAATAATTATGTTGTTTGCTTGGAAATAAAATTGATAGTTATATCCACCGCTACTCATTCCAGAATTATAAAAAGGAAGTTCTTCTTGCTGAATTTGTGGAACGTCATAAACATTCCCGGCATTATCAACGATGGATATTTCTCTAACTTTGCCTCCGATAGCGCGAGTCGGAATTGGATAAGCCGCAGTCCCTGCAACGATCGCAGTGTCCAAAGTATAAACCCAGTGTTCAGAGCGGATCTTCATAACGAAAGGAACGATTCCTATCGAAACTTCATCATTCAGTAGATTTAAAAAATCAGCTGGTTGAAACGTTTGCTGGCTGGTGGGGATCAAGCCCTTAGTCTTGATAAGCGTGATCAATTGATCAGAGGTATAGTTAGCCAAGGAAAATTCCTTCAAAGGTGGGAAAATTTAAGGAAGATTTGTAAACTTACTTCAATTTAGAATACATTTCGTGCAATTTAGCTAAGTCATCGTCACTGGTGCTGTCCGGATGTTGGGTGTGTTGTTCTGCTTGATGAAGTGTAGGATCGAGATTAGGATCAATTGAATGGTCTTGCAAAATACCCTCCGGAGAAGCTCCATCAACAGCGTGAGGAGCGTGAGGAATTTTAGTCACTTCAATTTCAGCGATTGCCGGTTTTTTCAATTTATTTGACATCATTCCGTCCATCATTCCGGACAGATGTTTAAGAACAGCCATTTTGGCCTGATGCTTAGGGTTCATCATTTTTATTAGTCTCCAGTTTTTTAATTAATTTCCAATACGTTCGAAAGAAGCGTAATTTTGAGTTCCTGCTGTTCCGGGTGCCCCAGCAGCTGCAATTCCGATGTTGAATCCAACCGTGGCATATATCCCGAATTGAATAGAGTCTCCCAACGCAAGATTAACTGCGTCGGTAATAGTTAAAGCGTTATTTGATCCTGCAGCTACGTTTACACTTGTGCCATTCGATACTAAGGTTGAAACATTCTTAAAAGCACATAACTGCGCGACGCCATTGCTGGCGGGGGCACTAGTAACTAGAGTCGCTGAAAAGGCATATTTCCCGGCAGCTATGGCGGTAAATGTAGTTACGACGCCTGTAGATAGAATATTTGCTGTGTCGTAATTAGTATTTTCAAACTTAATATTAGTAGTACCGACTGCGATCGCCTGTGATGTAGTAGTATTAGCATGTGCAGCTACTGTAATATTTGAATGTAGAACTGAATAATTTGTACCATCATATATAAATGTGGCTGAATCATATTGGGCCACTAGACGATAATTTGATGCACCATCAATCAAACCTGAACCTGGAAGTACAATCATAACGCCAGTGTTGATATTTTTTACAGTAAAGACTTTCCCGGTAGTTGTTGGCAGCGTGTAATTGATTGGCGACGAAGTGGAATTTCCTATAATTACATCGTCAGTTACTAACAGCGTATAGGCCGCTGTTTTTGTCGACAGTGCTAACTTTAGTCCATTTACTTGAGGAGTCGTTAGCGTTTTTGCGGAAAGCGTTTGTGTGTCCGTAGTTCCGACAACCGACCCGGTAACGCCGTGAACGCCTGTCGAAGCTCCGGTATGAGTGCTAAGATTCGTATTTGTAGTTGTGAGGTTAGTGTTTGTTGTCGTAATGCTGGAATTTGCTGTATTGATTTGCGTTTGGATTGAACTAGTAGGATCTAGAAACGCTAAAACCGAAGAGTTGGTAGAACTAGAAATAATATTACTAGAACCATCTGAAACTAAAATCTTAGAAGCAGATATCGATCCTGCTGTAGTTAGAAATGCTCCACCATTAAAAGTTAGTTGGTCCGAACCATTAATCCCGAGCGCTAAATCGGCAGAATTCGCATTGTTACGAAACGAAATAAAATCTGTTTTTGCTAATCGTACAGAACCGGTAGAAGGAGTATTTGCAGTTCGCGATTTGAAATAAAGTGCAATTAGACCTTTGGCTGAACCAAAATCAACGTCAGCTGTGATTTGAAATAATCCACCAGAAGTCTGCAACATACTGGCTGTAACTGCTTGTGCCCAAGTAGATGCACCATCGCCCCAAGTCAGATCTCCAGTCTGCGGATACTGATAAGAAATTCCAGCTATGACTAAACTTACCATTTGTTATCTTTCTAAAAGGAGGAGGGAGGGAAAGGTTCCGGATAGCAAAAGGAGACTAACCGGAACCTTTCATTGAAGCAGCGCTGCTTGGGGAGTTTTATAAACCGTGATGAACAGTGGTAATCGTTGCAGTATCAACCACACCGCCGGTAAGACGTGCGCCGCTAGCTACGATGTTAGTGGAACCAGTAATAGTGTAACCGTTTCCATGCGCGCCCGCTAAAGCTGCAGAAACCGTTACAACACCTAGCGCTGAAGTCGCGACGACGATACCAGTCACGCCAGCGGTTACAGATGCGCTAATCACAGCAGCTAAATTAGTTGCTGTAATCGTGTCCGTTCCACCAACGTTGAATTGATTGCCCGTTGCGCCAGAAGCAATAGCAGTAAAAGTAATTCCGTTAATCGAACAAGTATTAGTCGCTACTACGCTTGTAAGCGTTAAGGTGCCAGTAGAAGAAGCTGCGTTGCCGTTTTGAAACTGCAAGGTGTATTTTCCGTTACGCGCGCGAGTCAGAAGCGACATTAAGTAATTAACGATAAGATTTGTTTGCTGCTTGTCCGAACCAGCTTTGCTAAAGCGAGACGTTACATCTCCGACAGTCGTTGTGCTGTCAGTAATAACGATTTGAGTATTGATAGCCATAAAAACCTTTCAGAAAAAGAAAGGGTAACCAAATCCTTTTTACAGACTCAGTTACCCACATTCTTTTTAGTTAGTCTGTGATTCCGGTCAATTTTACAGCGTATGCTGGAGCTTCTAGAAAGATCTGTTGATCACTATAACTTCTAAGCTCGAATCCTGCTTGACCTTCAATTTCCTTGAAGATGTTGTTCGGATTTCCAGGACGCTTAAACGTGATGTCAGTAGCACCGACACGTTTCAAACGCTTCTCCGGCAATAACATCGCTTCGCCTTCTTTAATGAAAGGATGCGCAACGATTTCTAATTTTCCCGAAACGCCATGATAGGTGATGCCTTCGACGCCGTTTTCGAAACCCGATACTTTGTAAGACTGATCGGATCTTCGAAGAGCAGCGAGATCGTTATTCAAATTAGCCCAACGCTTGGCAGCTAAAAGAAGCATGGTATCTTCTTTCAAACCAAGCGGAACTGCTTGAGCCGCAGCCAACAGCGTTTTTTCCATGCTGATAGGTCCACCAACTGCGTAGGAACCAGATTTCCACAACGCATAGGTCGCAGCGCTAATATTGAACAGCGTTCCCGTATTAGTAAGAATTGCATCAAGCCCGGTCATTTCTTGACTGAAAGCGCCTTGGAATACCAAGTAGTTCGTCGCAGCAAGAGCAGCTAAGTCAGTGCTGTTGCCAGAAACAACGATTTGCGAAGCAGACATGTTCACGCTGACGATTGTTAGACCGGCATTCGTGTTAACTTTGCTGTTGCCAGTCGTATAGGCATCTAGAACATGGTTTTCCATTCCTACCCAGATTCCCGGACTCCAAGTAGGAGTAGAGAAAGTGATAGTTGCGTTAGTGGAAACAGTTACAGTAGAAATTGCGCCTAGACCAGTTGCGCTAGCTCCGTATAACATCGCTAATTCTTGGCGCTTGGCGAACGATTCCATCATGTTTTCAACAGTGGCTTGAGTAACATCTTGGAATGCGACTTTTCCGCCGCCGGCAGCTTTGAAAGCCGATTCGTAGTCGATCTGCGATCGTAAAACGATTTGAGAAGCGTTGACTTGCGCTTTTGCGATTCGACCTGCAACAGCGCCATTTAAGTTAAAGGCACCAGAGCCAGAAGCTCCGTAAGAAAATCCGCCTTCGTACTGAAGCTTCACAGGAATAACATAGCTATCCCCGATCTTTTCAGTGGGTTTAAAATCTACCCGTCGGCTGATGATTGCGAAATCAGGCAACAGGCTTACGACGCCATCGCCGTAGACTTGTTTAAACAAGCCATCCAGCGTGCTAATAGTATTGACAGTAGACATTGAGGTTTCACTCCTTGAGGGGGTGTATGTGGTGGGGTTTGATGAAAATCTGAGGTGTCGGGACTGGGTTTATTGAATTGGGAATTGCGCAGTTAGTGCTTACTAGTCTGAAGCGCCGGCATGGGGTAAGGAGTGAAACCTTTCCAGACGGCGTGGAGATAGGGCGTACTACTACACAGATAGACAGCAAATTTCGTAAAATGACTTACTTTTTCTTAGCCATCATTTCGCGCCATTCGTGAACGTTCATTTTTGTGCTTGTAGGCGCTGGTTTGGGTGCCTGTCTGGAAGAAGGCTGTTGTTGTGGAGCCACTGTCTCTGAGGACTCGGATCCAGGGACAGCGGGGGGCTGGTTTTGAAGATTGCGTATTCGCGCTAAATCAGCTTTTCTAATTTTGTTAGCTACGCCGTCGCCGAGTATTTTCAGGAGCGTATCGCCATCCAGCTGGCCATAAAGCGCATTGGTGTCCGTAATATAATCTTGCCGTACTAATTCAACGACGTTCTTAGGTTCTAGATCCAACCCGTTTTGAAGTGCAGACGACATATAATCCGTCATACGCTTAACAATATATGGCGTTCGCGGTAGGCCGCTGCTTGAAATCGCATCCATGATACCGGTTTCGTATTCTTGCGTATAATGCTGTGTTGCTTTTTGGAATTCTTCTTGGCGTCGCGTTTCAGCGGCCTGTTTCTTTTCGGTTTCGTTAGCTTTGAGTTGTTCCTGCATGTCGCGGATTTGGCGCTGTTCGGGAGTCAAGCTTTCCAGCTTCAGCTGTTCGCTCAGATATTCTTCGGAGAATTTGCGTAAATCTACGCCTATGGAAGGATCGCTCAGAACTTTGCGGGGATCCGTTTTCAGCATTTGAATGAAATCTTCGGCTTGTTTGCGGGTTGCCGAAGCTTCCTGAAAACGTTTCTGAGAAGCACGACCCAATTGCGCCCATTTGATTACTTCATCTTCGGGCAATTCTTCTTCGCGCCCATCAATTTTTAATTTGTGTTTTCGAATCGCTTCTTTTTGAGCGACCGTTGGTTGTCCGGCAACAGGGGGTTTATTTCCACCCATGCTTCCTGGAAGCGGCTGTTGGGTATTCGGCGCGCCCGTCTGTGCATTGACTTGCGGTGATTGAACACCAGATTCTTGAGTAGGGCTGTTGTCTTGCACTGGGGCGGACGAGGGAACACTTGAATTTACTTGATCGGCCATGACTAGGACTCCTGTATAGGTAGGGTGTTAGTTGTCCGCTCCGGAATGGAGTAGGACGGGATGGGAAAACGGTTTGAGCTATTTATTAAACATAGAAAGAAGTTTTTCGAGCGTTCCAGGATCAGTCGGAACACCTGCTTGTTGCGGCTGTTGGGGGTGAAGCCCAAAAGCGCCATTAAAACTATCCTGAACTTGTTGTGCTTTTTGTGGGTCTATATTGGGCGTTCCTGGCGGCTGTTCGGCGCCGCCTAGAAACTTATTTAAATTCTTAAAATCTGGCATACTATTCTACCAACTTTCCATTTTTCTTAAAATCGACTATTTCAACGTGCGGATAATCTTTTCTGTGAATCCAGTCGCCCCCCCACACAAAACCGGCTTTTTTCGCAGCAGGTGCAAGGACTGCGAGGTACCAAGGTCTATCGAAAATGGCGCCACCAGCTTGAGTTAAGCGAAAGAAATCAAGCGCACCGTTGTAGTTATGTGGTGATTCGGTCCAATGAGCATCACTTACGTCTTTATCAAAATCAGCTTCTTGTTCGACTTTCCCGCGCCCGGCACAGCTAATGTGAGAATCTCTATTTACCAACTGAAAGGATTTGAACCAATCAGCGAGGGACGAATCAAAACCGGGATACTTCGAAATTATTTCCAGACATTTCGGACAGGCACCAGTATTTACATGGCGTGCCATTTGTTAACTCCTAAGAATGAAACAATTTAAAAATAAAATAAATTCCGGCTATAGCGTTTGCGCATAGGGAAAGTCGGAGAAGCAAATCAGTTTTGCTAAATCGAGAAACAACTGGAAGTGCGTCTTGAGGGATCGCCGAATCGTGTAGAATTGTCTCTCGTCTTGTAATCTCAACTTCGTGATGAACCGCAATCTTTCCATCTTCTAACCGCCAGCAATGCGGCGGAATCCCTGGAGGGAAGACAGGATTCACAAGCGCCTTTGGATTTCCTAAATATAATGAACCATCAACGCCCTGAAGGATCCTTGCAGTAAGATCGTCGAATAAAACTACAGTATCATTCATGACTAGAATTTCCCCAAGGGCACGCCAACTAATAGTGCTGCTGAGATTTGAATAGCGTACTGCGCCTGCATGCTTTCAACGAGTGCCTTAAAAGAACTAACATTTAGGTAGTGGAATCCAGGATACTTAGATTGGGCTGTTGCAAGATCGGGGCACTCGAAACATTCGCCTGGATAGTCTACTGGAAAGCCTGGGTTGTTCGGAGCCGAGCCCCAAGGTTTATAAGCGATGTACATTAGAATGTTCCTCTAGCAGCAGAAGGAGTGAAGCTTTGATAAAGCCAGTCTATGCGAATAACGTTCGTGGCGTTTGCTGTGCTGGCGAGGGTGCGATACCCGAGACCTGTGACGCTTGTACTAATGTTAGTGGCAATCGTGGCAACTAAAGTCCCATTGATGAAGTAGGTGACAGAGGTACCGGCCGCATTAATTTGAATGCGCAGGTTATACCAAGTGGCTGCTACAAACGGGATCGTAGTGATTACAATCGTAGGGGCACCAGCAGCATAGCAGAGACAAGACCAGAAGGTTGTACTTACGCCGGGGCTTACGGCGAACACCGGTCCGTCACCAATGTTCGGCCAAGTGTGACTATATCCCCAAACAAAATCCCAGTTGTTGGTTGAGTTATTCGGAATGGTGGGAAGATAAACTGCAGTGGCCGCGACGATAGTACCGTTAGCAAACTTAACCGCGTTCACATCGCCGTATAAACCAGTTTCTGCGTGAGTCGCATCATTCGTAAGGTTGATGACGCCAGTGCGATTGTTTTCGCCAGCGCTTATTAAATCTAAAAAAGCATTATTGCTGTTGCTGGTAATTAAGTTGAATGGTCCCATCGGGGCTAACGATGTTTTGTTAATCACGGTGTAGGCGAAATCATCAAACAAAACAGCCGCCGTATTCACGGGATTAAAGTTCCCCGGACTTGCCGCTTTAAAATCTAAGGTTTTGGTCCCGCTATTCCCGGTAATGGTTACAGACGAATCTGAACTTGCAAACGTTAAGGTGTCAGTAGCACTTGAGGCAGTTGGTGAAGTTCCAAGCGGCGGTTGCATTATTGTAAACGAGTTGGAGCCGCTACTGCTGTTTACTATATTGAATTGACCTGTGATTGGATTAAATTTGAAGGCCATGAATTACGTCCTAACTGCAGTCGACATGGTCGCTTTTGTGGTGTCCGTATATACAATCGTAATTGTCGCTACAGTGGTTCCGCTGGTTCCGCCTGTTTTGAAGGTAAAAACATCTGTGGTGGAATTTGGTGCTGTTTGGCTTACGGTATCGTAAAGCGCTGGAACAAAATTATTCAGCAGCTGCATTTTGAATGTACTAGTCGTATCGTCGTACGAAGATCGCAGCGTCTGATTTGCATCTAATAGTGACATGGACATAAAAGGATTTCCTTATTTCTGAGGAAGGCCGCCAGTGGCGTTATTGAAAGGTTGTTTCGTTAAAGGATTGGTGGGCATGTTTGGCGGCTTCACGTTGCCGGCTTGCTCTCCAATGGTTCCAGCTGCGGGGTTGAGCGTTGGACCAGGCGCATGATTGGGCATGTTGTTCATTGGAGGATGCTGTTGGTGGGGTGGAGGACCTTGTGGAGGAGGTGCCCCGGGGCCGCCTTGTGGTGGTGGGGGACCGGGTTGAGGCGGCGGAGGTAACGGCGTCTGTCCTGTTAAGATAAGAACTCGTGGATCAGTAGTTGTTAATAAATTAATATGTTGCTGTATGTGGTCAGTCGCGGCTTTTAGAACGCGAGGATCGTTACGCGAATCCGGCATAGAAACAACAGCTTTATGTTCGCGAACGTGAAGCGCATGATCGTCAGTAATCATCACAGGAGGGTTTTCTCCATCCTGCATCATTTCGTTTTCTGAGTCGATCGTTAGTAATTCTGTTTCTTGATCTTGAATGAGAGGTTCGTAAGTTCCCGTTGAAATAACTTGAAAATATTGATCTGGATGTTTGATCAAACCAGGAATTTGCAGCAAATCCTTAGCCATTTCGAGACGACCGGAAACAGTACGACTAAGTGGGTTTGTAACATCAATGACAACACGATTAATCTGCGCAATATCATCATTGCTGAATTCCTTGAGCATGAATCGTTTTGATTTGCCTGCAATAGATGCAACGCGCTTTGTATTCGCAAAAGTCTGCAACATTCGAATGGTCGCGGTTCCGACGTCTTCCAACAGCGATATATAGGAAGCCTGTAAACCGGAATTAAACTGAATGGACTGCGATGCAACTAGTGCCAATGCGGAACCTGACTTTAAGGATGCTTGTGGATCTCCACGAACTACGTCGTTGATTCCCATTAAGAGTGATTCAGTTTTTTCAATCTTTTCGATAAAGCTGAATATTTCAGGAGGTGTGTGTGTTAAGTTTAAACTTTCAGGCTTGCCTAATTTTGAATCGTATTCGATTAAATTGAGTCCACCAGTAAGCTGTTGGTAACTGACGTCATGGCCTTTAGGAACTGTTACGTTCTGTACACCAAAGCTTGTCTGGTTTGTGACGACGGTAGAATAGAGTGAATTATGAACATCACTGAGCCCAAGAATATCCCAGCTGGAGGCGTACCCAAACGGAGTTCCTACAAAATCACCAGGAACAATTCGGTATAGCGGAACACCTTGCGGTAAGTTCGTATAAGGCAATGGACCATCAAATAAAACAGTATCGCTATCTAAAACTAGCGTCAGGCGACCATTCGGAACGCTGTCTGTCATAGGATGATACAGCTTCTTCACAGTAACGAGATCGCCGGTTCCCATTCCCATTGTTCCGCCAACTGACCATCGGGTTTGTTCTGCAAGACTAGTTGAAGTAGCTAATATTTTGTCCGCTAGTTCTGGATATTTCGCAGCAAGATCAAATTTATTCGCTGTATAGAGTACAATTTTCCAACTTGATACTGAGTATTCCTTAGAGTGAATATCACGCACTACATCGAGAGGACCAATCGGATTGGTATATTTGATGTCACCTTCTTTAACGACTCTGGAACTAGCAGGATCAACGCCGTATTGTTGTCCAAGCGATGTATCCCATTCCATATCAACATAGCCTTCTCCTAATACGAGAGAATGTTCACAGGCCGTTTTCCAAAACCGCTCTAAGCGCTTATCGCGCATGTAATAATCTAAAATTCCATTAGCCAGTATAGTTTGCGCTTTGGACTTCATGTCCGTGTTGGAAGCTTGGCTATTCAGAGCTGGTCTGGACGAAGTTGTCATGACTAGAAGATGCTGAATCAAATTTCTATAATGATTCACAGTCAACATCGACAGCTCGCCTTGCTCGCCTGCGCTGCCTACTGAAGAACTGTTTTGAAAATAATCATTCGGCGTTCCGCCAAAATATGCATTGTAGGATTTTCGATAGATTGCCAAAAGTCCCGATGATTCAAGGAACTTCATGTACTTATCAACACGATCAACAATCTCTGACGCTATTTCGTCTGATGGTAATGTTGCCCAATATGTTTTTTTATCATTCATTCTTTGAAACCTTTAAGGAGGAGGGAACTACTTAGATATTTTCGGAGGCAGGAACATGCGTTCGAAGATTTTGGCTGTTGGGGTTTTGGGGCGCTCAATGTCCCATGTATGGACATTCGGCCCGCGCAGTCCTTGATCTATTGGAAATGGGTTATGGCCCTTGCGCACATTCCTAATAAAATAGATAAGCGCATCAATCGTATCGAAGTGACCAAAGCCTGTTATACGTGCGAACTTTTCTCTCTTGGCGTCCCAGATTGCGCTTCTTAGATGGGAGATTAGTATTTTGCATTTTGGACTTATGACTAATCGGTCTTGCTGGATAATTACGCGAAGATCATTGATGCAAGCTTCTTTGTTATCGCGATCAGTAGTTATGAATCGCAATCCATAAATATCATCCAAATCGTTAATCAGAGTTGGGTCTGCATCACAAACTCGAAAATAGGGTTTTTTCTCTAGCCATAACTCATTCTCTTTAGCTTTTATGGCTGTTGCCAGAATATCCGTTCTGGAATTTTCAAGAACTACTTCATCTTCAATAATGTATTTATTGTTGATGAAATCATAATAGCCAAATAGCGAGGCAGTTAAATCGCGTCCGCCAGGATCCAGTGAAACATAAGAATCAAAATGCGTTGGTCGGTCGTATTCCCGTACAGCTTTGGCTTGCTTTTCAGCTGTGAATTCGGGAATTACTACAAGCTCAGCTTCAACTACGAACTCCGCCAAGTATTCTCTGCGCCAGGTCGTGCTTTCAACTCCTCCTGCCAGATCGCACCATTCGGCGATTTCGTTCTTAGCGATCATCGGATTATCGTTGATCGTAAAGTGAGAATAGTTTCCAGTTTCGATTGCCTTCAAACAATATGTTTCAAACGGATGTCTTGGCATCGGCGAAGGCGTGCTAGCCATTAATATCCGGCCCCGCGTTGTTAATAACATCGGCGCCATTACATCTTTAGTGACGTATTCAAGATCCGAAATAAAAGCGGCTTCATCGATCACAGCTAAATCGGCTTTTGTTCCACGCAACCGATCGGCGTTTCCACTCTCAGATCCAGCTACGTCAATTACGCTGCCATTCTGGAAAACGAAGCGCTGTTCTTGGGCAAACCACACTGGACGAATGTCTTCCGGACAGTCTTTTAGAATTTCTCTAAAAGCGGGAATAATAATTTGCCTAGTCATGCGGCTCGTAGGAGCACAAAAAGCTACCCTGGAGTAAGGAGTTTTGAGCGCTGTTTCGATCGCAAGCGTACAAAGAAAAAACGACTTGCCCAGCTGGCGGGCACAATTGAGTGTATAGATACGGCCAGTAGATGATGCAAAGTTAGCGCGCATCTTCTTTTGCGCTGGATGCAACTTGTAATTGAGATTCCCGGCACGCCACATGGCAATGCGGGCTTCTTCTTTAGAAACCGATTTGTTCATTTAATTTTTATTCTGAGGCTAGTTTTTCGAGTTGATCGAGCTGTGCTTGCGACAGGCCTGTTGAAGTTTTTATATTGGCGTGATTTGCTACTTGCTGATTGTTTATTGTAACTTTTGTTACTTTTGATTTTTTAGTCGTCGCAGCTGCGGTGGGTTTTGGAAATAGATATGAAATGAGTTCTAAACAAACTCGCGCTTGTTCTTTTGGTTCCAGCACCGGAAAGACTTGGTTCACTAAAATTGAAACTGGCGAAAACTTAGCTTTGTTTAGAGATTTGCGAACTTCAAGAACTAGCTTTTTGTTCTTTCCAGGAGCGGGTAAATTTTTCGTTTCAGGGATCACCCAAAAACACCAGGCTTGGAGGATCGCATTCCCGTTGCCATGCTGAGAGAGCTAATTTTATTTTTTTGGTCTTCTACTTTAAGTTCAAGAGCTTTCACCGAATCAGACAGCGCTTGCACATTATAGTCAGGCGCTTGAATCTTAGATTGGTGATAATCGATAATCTTTTTACCAATGTAGTTAGCGACAACAACAGCAAGTGCGACTAAATCTCCAGCTGTTGGGTGGGGCGAGGTTAAAACTTTAGTGACCAACGTAATAACAGCAATGTTAGTTAGCGATAACTGTGATTTGCTGTCCGTTATTCTCAGGAATGAAAGGATTTTAGTAATCACTGCGATCCACCAGGAATTTCATAAATTCAGGATCGGCTTTATCTCCACGAGTGATTTTCTGATCTAGAATCTCAGCGCCCTTAGTAGTAATCCGAGCAAGTGCGTATTCACCCTGCACTTTAACTAAGCCAAAAGTAGTGATAACAGGCGCATCTTCAATCGAATCGGCAATAGTATCAAAAGCATTATTTAGCATTTGAGACGCCTTCCCCGGTTGGAAGATCCCTGCCGAATAAATCAGTCCCACTTAACTCAGCCTTACGTATCAGCAACTTGTATTGTGCGTCGTCAGCTTGTGCGAGGACATCCTTTAACCATTTAAGCGCCTCAGCTAAATCCGGCGCGTGTCGTCCGGCAAAGTTAGCATCGCCTAAGAAGCCAATGGTGTTTTGGATAACTTTCTTAGAGTGTTCAACAGCTAGGAGATCACTTTTGACGCTGTCTAATTCATTGAGTTCCATGAGCCTTCTCTTTCGAGGTTAGTTCTGGTTTGCGTGAACCTATTCCGTTACGGAGTAAGGTTCTTTGAGGGATTAGAAGGAAGCGAGGTTCTGAAAGCCCATTTGTATAATTAAATTAGTGTCGACTCTTGACTTCGACTACTTCTCATCCACCCAATAGACAGCAAAAGTACCGGTTTAAGGTTTTTTATATTTAGCATCAATTAAGGCTATTAACCCGTCTTCTGGATTAGGAGTCGCACGTTCGGTAAGGGGTGTTGTCATTGTTAAATCTACACATCTGCGTCTGCTGTGATCCGCAGTATAGATAACTCTGCGTTCCTTTTTAGTTATCTTAAATACTTTAGCTGTTTGGCCATAATAGTGGTCTTTAGTAAATAAATGTAAGAACGCTTTTTCCTTAGCATCTAGCTTCGACAGATAGTCATAGTCTACGTATGATCTTGCCGCAGAAGCGGAGGCTCTCACTGCTTTAGCTGCATGGTGTGGGCATCTTTTTTGGGATAATTTCAACTCTATTTTAAACTTGCAGTCTTTGACAACACAGCGTTCCTTTTCGGCCTGAGCAATTTTCATGGTCTTGAAAACTGAAGTTTTTTCAGGAGGCTCTTTATTTTCCAGCTTTCGCTTTATGATTACGCAACCAACGTGTGTCTGTCCTTCACCGCCTTCCATTAAATCACCACAATACAAACAACTTGAATACTTAGCGCCGGGCATATAACCGCCGATCAATGGGAGAGAAAAAATCGAAAAGCCTAACGTAAAACTCGCGCGGTACGTGGGTTAATTTGCTGTTGATTGGGTCAACGCTGGAACAAAGTGTTAGTTCAACACAACGCCTTCTTGCATTGTCAGCCCCGTAGTCCAGTAACTTCATCACCTTCGAAACTGTCAGAGAAACCGGCTGGTTGTGGTAGTAGGACTCGGTAAATTGGCATAACCAATTTCTATGTTCGAAGGACAAGGCGCCTATATAGTCGTAGTCTATATATGTCCTGGCAGCTTTCTTGGTAGACGGTTTGGTCTTTTCTGCGTGCTTGTGACATCGTTTTTTGTACGCTACCTCGTCTAAACAGTTAGCCACAATACACATGCTTGCAGCCGTCTTTGCCTTTCTATCTGTTTTTAAAACAGGCTCTGTAGACTTTTTTCTATTTTCAAATCTGCGCTTGAAGATGACACAGCCAACGTGCGTTTGACCTTCCGGACCTTCCATTAAATCTCCAGCATACGTCTTCATTCCTTGTAGTATAGCTGATAATTATTGAATTTGCAATATTATTGCAACTATAATATACTAACAGGAAGGAGTTGAAATGCCTATTTATGAATATGCGTGCGAGAAATGCCAAACGCAGACTGAGATTATGAAGCCCGTCAGCAGGATGGCTAACGAAGAACCCTGTGAAGTTTGTAAGACTCCTATGCAAAAACTGATTTCTAAAAGCAGCTTCCGGTTAATCGGCTCTAACTGGAGCCGTGATGGATATTCACGAGCACATATTGAATTCAAAATGAAAGACGGATCAAAGGAAGTAGTTCCTTACAAAGGTTCAAACTTTCTAGGCAAAAAGGGCGAGGAATAAAAAACTTGTTTTTTTTCACTAATCTAGTACACTGCGTCACCGGTTCAAGTCCGGTCGTCGGCTATCTGTTTGTAATAATATCAATAACTTAGACGACTTTGGTGACGTAAAAAGTCACCACTATAGGACTTGCCGCTAATCTGCCGATACGGAGAGTGATATGGCCTATAGTGTTCGTAAATTCAAACGTTCCTGGAACCTCGTGTTCGATATTCGTGAAAAAGGGGTCCGGCTGCAGCGGGTCGTGCCTAAGACCGAATGGGCTGTTTTGGGTTTCAAGCCAGACATGACTATACTGGAGGCAACAGCATGGGCGCAGTCTCTGTCAGCCACTGAGAGACTAAAGAACGCCGAAAAAAGCCGTCAAAAAATCCAAGTTCGATTAAAAACAGAAGATCTAGAGCTTTCGTCTCGACTGCCGGAACCTTTCGCCTCTGAGTTTGAAAAGAGACTTCTCCTCAAAGCGGCCGATCAAGATACCGAGCGTGTTCTCCACCAATGGCGTGCTACCCGGAGAATTCTGGTTAAGGTTGAACTTCCATTAGAAGATTGGAACGAATTCCCTGCTGTTTTTTATAAGCTCTTTACTGACAGAGGGTTCAGTGCCGATTATGTTCAACGTCTTCTGAGTATGATCAATAAGTGGGGGTTCTTTTTAGCGAAAAAGACTGGGAAACCTTATCTGCCTATTCCGGTTCCTCGTGGACGCGCAAAAGAACGAATAACCGATAGCTTTTATGAGAAAAGTGATGGAAACAAATCAGCGCCCATCACACCCGACGAATTAGAAAACTCCAAAGATGATTTCTCGCCAGAGCAGTATAATTGGCTGTTTGTATCCATCTGGTTTGGGCTACGACCACACGAGATAGATCAATTATCAAATAAAAAAACGTGGAAGGTTATTACCCAGGATGGATACAAAGTTCTCATGATTTATCAACCCAAACTTATCTCCTTAAAGAAGGAGGAAAGATGGAAACTGATTCCGGTTCTTTTCCCCGAACAGCAAAAGGCATCCGCCTTAATCGAAGCGGGCAGGTTTGATCGACCGTTGAACCAAACTATTAGAAAATATATCAAACCTAGCGCCAAGACGTACGGCGGACGGAAGGGCTTTGTTTCCTTGATGCGTTCTAAAAAGAGAAGTATTTATGAAATAAGCGCGTGGCTGGGGCATCGATCACCTGATCGTACCAAGAAAGATTATGAAGAAACCTTAAAACTCATAATTGAGTCTTAGGCTTTTTTAATAAATCAATGAGCTGTTTTCTGAGATGCTGTAGCTTTTCAAGATCCTCGAGCTTGGAATACTTTTCATACTTCAGCCTAATCTCGTTTATTTTCCACATTAATGTATCTAGTTCTTTCAACTGCCTACCCCGCTTTGGGTGGATCTTCTCCACCAAGTGTAGCAATAAAGTTTTTCAACTGTGATGTTAGCTCTCTCATTTTGCGAAGATCCCGCAACCGTTTCCATTTTTCATAATCACGCTTAGCTTGGTTTATCTGTAGGACTAGGTCGTTCAGCGTCGTGTCCATCCTTGCACTCCTCTGGAAAGTTCCGCTCTAAAAACTCCAACTCCTGCTTCAATTCAAAGACTCGCAGACGGTTACCAGCAGCCTCTGCTCGCTTTAGTCTCTCCTTTAATATTTTGCATTCCTCAACCAAATGCATATCCATAATAACTAGCTGGTATGACACCCTGTGTAAGCCAGTCAACACAATTTCATCATATAATCAACACATGAGAAAACGTTATGGTAAAAAAATGGACCTCGACAAGCTCATTAAGATTCCGCGTCAAAAGAAAAGGAAAGGCAGAACGCGACACTCGCTGTATGTGGTGGATTCGGAATGGAAACAATTTCTAAACAATTGCGAGGAGCTAGAAGTCGCTGCAAGTACTCTGCTTGAGGATTTTATAATAAGATTCAACGAGCGGCTAAAGAAAAAGATCCCCCGCGCGTAGTAACAATCTACTTTTTCATTAAAATGACATACCAGTCGCTGCTTGAAAAGCGTGGACCGGAAACATGGCTGTACATTTTGTACCGCGACCCGGAAACGGTTTGGTATACTATTTTGTACACACTATTATTCAATTTGAGTATTTTCATATAATCTCCACTTCAGAAAACGTTCAATTGTGGCGATGGAAGATCAATGATTGAGAGTTAGAATCTTATTATATTATGACAGAAATTCGTAACTAAAGCCATACTAATTTATGCATCGCGTTGTTAACTTCAATGAATGATTGACTTTAGGAGCAATTCATGCCGCTGATTGAGTTCAATTTTAGCAAGCTACTGGAAACTCTCAATAAACAGAATAAAGAAAGATTTACCTTCAGTTTGGATCCTGGTATTTATGCGCGATTCAAGACAATCTGCGGCGACGTGTCCGTAAGCGCAGTTATTGAGAATCTTATGCAGCTCTCGATAGACAGCGACGAACACGACAAATTAAAAAAAACAGCCAGTGACACTGCAAAAGATGAGGAAAAGGAAAACGCTTAAATTTTGCGGTAGCCTTCTATTCCATTTGAACCTAATTTTCGGGTATTAAGCGAAATGCCTGGACTAACGAAAGTAATGGTATCGCCGGAAACGCTGTAGGTTCCGGAAAACCCGCCATGTCCGGTATCAGAGAAAGTCTTGTCTGCTTTCAGAGTAAGGGTTTCAGTTTGATCTGCTGTATTGGTATAACTGCCCGCGAGCCCTTCATAAACGGAACCGCAAGCGCCTAGTAAAAGAGAAATGGCTAAAATAATAGTCAGTTTCATATTAAATTCTTATCGTAAGAAATGCCTCAAGACTTTAGTTTCGCTATTAACTGAAATTATTTCTTTTCTGCCTTTGTTTCACGAGGGCTAATTCGATATTGTTTAATGTGGGTTTCGAGTTCCTTTACTCTATCGCGGAATTTTTCAGTCAGATCCTGCTCAATTGCAGTACGGTTGCTAAGAATCGCGTTCTCGACCCTGAGCGCAGCTACTTCATCTAGGAGACTGGAATTCAACTCGGCAAACGAATCGACATCTTTCTCGCGTAGTTTGAGACGCGCTCGTAGTTGCTTAACTTCTGAGAATCTGACCTTTCGTTTTCTAAGTTGTTGTCGGCGACCAAGAAAAAATACAACTGGCGCCATACAAAACAGGGATAAGGTAATTCCCATAAAGTAATGAATCATTTCTTTCCCTTTCGCTTTTCGACGAATTCCACCCACACTGAGGTAGCACTTTTCGAAATAATATTATGAACGCTCGTGCAATCGGAGTCCGCGCAATCATCGGGTGTGTTTAGGTATTCAGGAGAAATCCAAACTGATTTAGGCTTTGCCTTAGGTTTTAGTAGCCGGCACTGCCTCGGATGAATTTCATTAAGGCTGTTAGGATTCAATAAATAAACATCGGTAAAAGACAAATCCATAAACAGCTCCATACTTCCGTTAGGCTCGATGAAAACTATTCTGCCTTTTTCTCCTTCCGCATATTTAACCGAACCACCGTCTTTAGGAGCAACAGCGCCATATACCCTAACGCGATCGCCTACTTTGAATTTCATTTGCTCACCTTTCGGTTTTCAACGAATTCTGTGAACGAGACAAAGATCGGACCATTGTAAATCCAGACCGAACGGGGTTTCTTTTTAGGTTTCAGTAAGCGACAATGCTTTGGATGCACCATTGAAACATCAAAGTCTTTCGTATCTTCTTGATCTGTATATAATTGTCCGTTAGGTAAAACCTGAGTAACGGTCGCAATTACGCGACGATTTTCTAAATGTCTATCCAAAACATAAACAGCAACGCGATCGCCAATCTTGAATTTACTCATTTATTTTTTCCTTCGCTTTTTTTAATAATTCTGAAATCGCATGCTCGAAAATAAATCCAAGTTTAGCTCTATCAAGCGCAGCTTTTGATAAAAACACTTTGATATAAACAGCACTATCGGGGAAGCCTGGTTTGTAGGACAGAACAAATTCATATTCATCTGGCTCTATTGACGGATTCTTATTAGGTCTAGAAATCATAAAAACATCATTCCTATTAAAACGATCGATGATACCAGTCCTAGCAGCAACACGAAGGCGCTTCCGAAACTCATTCCTTATCTCCTTCCTGATCTTCCACGCCTTGATTGTTAGTCCAAGGCCCAAAAACAATAGATTCATGAACAAGGCCCGCGATTGGTGACCCATAATATGCTTTAAACACTTCGTTTATTTTATAGAGAGTCCTAGCAGCTAGACGCCGATTAACTCGTCGCTGATGTGAATTCATTCCGTATCTCCCTCTGGCTGTTCGGAAATCATAATCACTGTTTTGGTAGAGTGACTGACGGCAATATCATTTAAAGGAAATTGTAGTTGTAGGTCGGCTGCATCAATAAAAAGTTCTACCTCTATTTCGTCAGCGGGATAGTCGCGTTCCATATTTTGAATCTCAATCAAACGATCAATTAATTTAAGCAGTTTCATTTAATAGCTCCGCGCAATTTCATGAAAAGAATTCGCAACACGTCCGGGAACCAAGTAAATACAGCAATTCCAAGAGCAATTAACAAAACAGCGATGTGATGCTCTTCAGGCGTGCCTACTAATGCACATTGGATTTCTGGTTCTAACTTCAACATCATAAAAGCCATCCACGAGCTGTAGCATAGTCCGATTATTAAATAGACTGCGATTGCTAGAATCATTTTCGTTTGTCCTTATATTTAGGTTTTGTTTTAGGCTTCCCTGAATGCTTAGCGTTTTCTTTCCGATTAGGTGGACACAATGAGCATTTCAATATTCTACGGCGTAACCGATTATCGACAGCGCTGTTGTTGTGTAACCCGAGCTCGTGCTCGAAATCTTCCAGCGTAATGACATGCCAAGGACTCATTCCTTTTCCTTTAATTGTTTTTCTAAACTTTCAATTCGCGCTTGAAGCGCCATGAGATCACTCAGCACAGCGCCGTAAGATATTTCATGCCGGATTAAATCCCCAGTGCCTGCGCGTTCTAAACACAGTTCAATCTGTAGTTTGTCACTCATGCTTTTTCCTTGGGTGGATTAAAAACAACTACCATCGACGGAAAGGGCGCACTATTGACAGCAGCGCCAAACTTAAGACGGCCGCTAATAAACTGCACTGCAACGTTTTGTTTGTTGTAGATATAATTATGAAACCATTTAGTGTCAGTCCTAGAAGGCAATAGACAGACAACAAGGCAACCTTTTTGAGATTCTTCATAAGCTTTCTTTACCCACTTTCCAATTTCACGACCATACGGAGGGTTCATCCAGGCAGTTCGATTGCCAAATTTAGTCCACGACAATTCCAACCCATTGCTGCGCGGGTATTCAATATTAAATGGGCATTTTCCATTGCCATTAGAACTACAAACATCCAGAGCGAGAGGGCCATATTTCGCATTCAGTTCATCAAACAACCATTGCGGCGTGGCCCAATCATTCGATTTAGAACTAAAATGAACTGCGAGGTTTGATTTCACTTCTTCCCCTTTTTGTTGGCAGCTAATTTAGCTTCGATTTCTCGAAAAGACTTCAATAAGAAGTTGATGTTAGATTCGTGCTGGTTGACGAAGCTACGAGCGGCGAAACTATCTGATAAACGTTCTACTAGCTCTTGATGCTTTCTAGCTTTTATAGCTTTTATACTTCTGAAAAGCCCACGTAGCGAATCGATCACAATCAGGTAAAATACTACTGAAAAACAGAAAATAATAAGTATGGCCATGAATCCAAAATATATTTTCAAAAAGAGCGAATCTAAATTACACATTAGTTAACTCCCAATTAATCGTGATAGAAAAACAAAATAGCTTTACGCGCTCGTTCCATTCGTTATTTATTATATCAGATAAAATTATAAAAGCAATAATTATTGAATGTACAATTTTTATTTTGTGTGAGATAATTCATGCATGAACGATTTTAAGCTTTACTCAGATCTAGGTTGGTATCTGTTTCCATTGCTGCCGCGATCAAAAGCGCCTGCTACGGCTAATGGCTTCAAGGATGCGACTAATGATTATGTTTGGTGGAAAGCGCAGTCTCCTGAGAGCAATTGGGGGCTTTCGACAGGTCCATCACGAATCATAGCTGTTGATTTGGATCTCCATAAAGGTGGTTCTTTAGAAGCAGTTGAATCTTTTACAGGCGCCTTGCCAGAAACAGCTAGAGCTAAGACGGGAGGAGGAGGTATGCACTTGCTGTTTGCGCTTCCGGTCGGGCCGCCGCCTCCTACGCGCCTTAATATTCTAAAGGGCGTGGATATTATGGCAGCGACTGGATACATCGTACTGCCGCCGTCCATACATCCTAATGGAACTCAATATGCTTGGGAGCGCAGTCCCTCGGAGGGTATTGCAGTAGCTCCGCAAGCGCTGATTGATTTTATACTGACTCACAAGAATGTTGAGAAAACAAATTTTGTAGAGAATGGCGAAGAATTATTTCTAGGCGCTGGAGATGGCCGCTGGGATAAGCTCCGGAAATTCGCCGGTCGGATGAGAACTTGGGGCTGGGCCTATGAGTCAATTCTGATCGCGCTCCAGGGATTCGTGGATAATCAGTGTGAGATTGATGAAACTATTTCGTCTACCAAGATTGAAGATCTTGCAAGGTTCGTTTGCCGCAAGCCAGCGCAGAATAACCAAATACTTTCTACTGAAACTGTGCGCGTCCGAACGCCGGATGGAGCTGTGCAGGAAATTCCGCTGTCAGGCTTGCACGGCGCAATCAGCAATGGGGCTGTTTTTGTGAAGGAGATTAAGTAATGTTTACCAAAGCCGAAGTTTTACAGCTGGCCGGGCACCTACCCTTTGAAATGAAATCAAAATGGAAAAGCGGTGCTCCGACTGTGCCTATTACCGTTCATAGTCAGAAAGAACTCGCTGGTTTGTGTGACAAGGGCTATGTGGGTTCCGATGGTGATGTTCTTCTGGGGTGGGAATTAGTTTCGACGCCTTCGAATCTTTTCGGAATTCCGGCAATCAATTCGCAGAAATACTTTCAACAACAACAACAACCACTAGTACCTCAACAAATTTTACAAAGCGCTCAACAGATCCTGGCATCCGGATTGGGATACGCGCCCTCCTATGGAGTAGTAGATTGGGCTTATGCCTCCAATCCTGTAGTGACGGAAGAAAAAACTTCCTGCGACTGCGACTTCCGAGGACCAAACGCTTGGCTTGGCTGTCGGTGCGGCTTTTTTAAGATTGGGGAATCAGTATGAGCGCGATTGATAAAAACATCGGTTGGAAGACTAAGCTACTCGGATCGAGCTTCATCCGAAATATCAAAAATCCTGACGAAACTGCGCTGCTGGATCTCAGGAATGGGGATGTGGAGTTTGGAATTCCTGACAAATCCCTACCCCTGCTGTTGGAGAAAGCCGAACTCGAGTTGTATAGAGCTACGATGGTCTCAGTAGCGCGGTTTGTTTATGATCCTAATAACAACTGGGTAGTTAAGAAAGACCGGCTTGGGGAAGAGCTGTTCAATACATATATTCCGCCGTTCTGGAAGAAGGATAATCTTTATTTCAATCTTCCCTTTCCTGTAAGCCCGGATGCGCCGCCTGTTATCATTACTGAGTATTTGGATCACTTAACGGACGGGCATACTGAAAGCAAAGAGTACATTCTTGATTGGCTGAAGACAGCAATGGAGTCCCGGAACTTTACTATTCTTGCTGCGATTGGGGAGCCCGGAGTAGGTAAAGGTAAGCTCGGGGAAATTATGTCACGCCTGTTAGGGCAACACAATTTTGCCAAAGTTCGGGATAACATTTTCAAGAATCAGTTCAACGGACAGCTCAAAAATAAACAGATCATCTATGTTGATGAGATTTCAATCACCTCCAAGGAAGAAGCAGATCGCATAAAGGATATGGTGAATGAACGGATTGAGATTGAAAAGAAGGGCGTCGATGCCGAAGAGATTGATAACAAAGCGTCTTTCTATATTACGTCAAACCGGATGGATTCCATTCGAATAGAATCAGGCGATCGACGCTTTTCAGTAATTCAGTTAACTTCTAAGAGCTTATTGGATTCTACGATTAACGGGCGATGGGATGAGCTGCTTTCAGATGAAACAATTACAACCTTTGGCCTATACCTGAAAGGGCGTGTAATCAAAAACAACATGTTAAAGCCTTTCCGGTCGGAGCGTTATAACGTGGTACTCGAAGCGGGGTTGGCTGACTGGGAACTATTTTTATTGGAGGAATATTTCTCCGAACTAGTGGGACAAGAAGTAACTATCTCGGGAATCAAGGCTGCTATTGGGGCGCGCTTTCAATACATCAAGAAAATGCCGGGGCGAGAGAAGATCAAGAATCTGGCCGGAAAATTTCCAGCGGTTGTTCAAATGGCCCAGCCAAAGGGTAAAGAACGTGTTATTAAAGTAATAGGAAAGTGGAATTCCAGCTTCTAGGAACATATGCAAAAGCCATCGAAATTCAAAGTGGGCCTAAAGAAAATTAAGCCTGGATTAGTCAAAATTGAACCCTCGAAATGGGATTGGCGCTACTGGTTGGTTAGGTATCGGTACTGGCGCCTACCCGCTGAAGAAAAACGGAAATTAACCGAGCTAGTTGATAAGATGATAAAATCTCCCTGGTAACTCCCGTCCATACTCACAGCTTTCAAAAAGCGACTCAGTTTCTACAAATATAGCGAAGTTAGTATAGTTATCAAAAACTGATGAACCGCATTAACTTCGCTATACTTTTTTCTACCGCCAATAAGAAACCACTTTTCCAATTTACAGGAAACCAGCAGAGTGGTTTACAGTATTCCTAATAAACTTCATAAACTTAAACCATCTTTTTTCTAAGAAACCGTGAAACCACTGTTTTTGAAATCGCCGCCGCGCAAATGCCCCTAGCTGTATATATATATATATATATATAGTAATAGAGTGGTTTCCTTGTTTTTAGGGGACTTAAAGTGTGCGAAAACATTGACGAATACTGGAAACCACTTTACTGGTTTCCACTGGTTTCTGTGGTTTACAT